AACTTACGTTTAGCCTCTGCCTTCACCCTTGCATAAAGTGCCTTGTTCTTAGGGGTAGGGCTTTTGCTTGATTTCTTTTTAGGTGTGGATTTTTTTCTGGGTGCCATGATTAAGCCTTTACTAACTTATAACCCTTTTTCTTAGCTGCAGCACGTAGGGAAGCAAGAGTCATTGCCCCACCTTTTGCTGAACCTTTAGCTTTACCGCCCTTTGCATAGCCTTTTGATTTCATAGCCATACGTGTTTTACCACCTTTTGCATAGCCTTTTGATTTCATTTTGCCGCCACGCTTCATGCCTTTACTCTTCATCATCGTCTTTTTCATAATCGCTCTCCGCGTAAAGATTGTTAAACACCCGTGCTGTATCTTCTACATAGTTTGGGTCTTGTTTAGAATGGTGAACCCACTGACTAGGAGTGAAGTCCGGTGGGCCATCGCCCGTTACAAACCAAGCAGGGTTCGTCACCCTTACTCTATTATTTGGCAGTGCAACTATGTTGCCTGTCCACTCACCAGCATCCATCAATTCTAGCACATGGCTTTGTTTGTGTTGGGCTGGGTCATCTGCTACTTCAGTGTTTGTGTAATCAATTGTGAAGTAATATTTAGCAGGGAAAAAGTCCCCATCAATTTTAGCTAACCACGGACACGGTGTTGCTCTGTTCAAAACAAAAACCGAATGATGATGAGATTGGCAATCCCACGGTTGAGCCAGATATGTTGGCATTGGTGTAGGCCACTCTTCAAATGGTGTGTCACCTACAAGGGCTGTCAAAGGCATTCGTGCCCACATTGCCCCACCGTGTATATTTTCTTCTTCATCACACCCTGTGAACAAAACCTGAAACGACAGGGTTTTCATTGGTAAGGTGGTTACTGCTATGACCATTGCATGAAGGAACTCTCCATGATATCGGTCAAAATTAGTTGTGTATTCTCTACGTACCCAAGCTTTAAAGTATGGAATGTTGCTTGTAATATAATTCATGGTATATCTCCCGGCAGGTTTACACGCTTATATCACGTCGTTGCCGGGTTGTCAAGGGGGCAAGTTGCCCTGCCCCCAGACAGTAAGTTATGTATTGTCGTTATAAGTAACGTGCATAGCGTCTTCGACGTTATTACAGTCACAGATAACTGCCCACACATTAACCTTTGAGTTACAAACAGCAGTTGCACTCTTCAGGTCGATTGTGTCTGCAGCAGTGTACAGATGAGGCACGTTTGTTGCCAGTGCTGTCTTTTGACCAGCAGCAGTCTGTGCAACAGCAGCAACGTAACGGTCTACGTCTCCGCCATCACCCAGTGACAGTGTACCTGAACCTGTTCCTACGGTAAGGATTTCATAACCTGCAGAAAGCACGACAGTGCCAGCAGGTACTGAAAGAACCTCAATCGTATCGGCTGCAGCAAGGGTTCCGAAATCAGAATCTGTCAAATCAACGACTTGACTCAGGACTTTGACGTTTGGACCCTTTGCGCTATAGCCAGTAGTACCAGCATTTGCAATTTGAAAAGGCATATCTCAGTCCCCCTTATGCAAAGTCGATAACGCCGCGAACGATGGCTTCTGGACGTAATACTTTGCGTCCGAATACATGCAATCCACGAATGATATCGCTAAAGGTTTCAGTTGAACGTACAACTTCAGTCTTCGCAATGTGCGAAGCAGTTGCAGTTGATGACATGTGACCTGCAAGAACGATGTTCTCTGAGCCATCAGTCGCCAAACCAGTCATAGTGACTTGGTCTGTACCGCCTGTTGAATTCAAGGCAGTTGACTTGTAGCAGTTAAAGCCAGCAATGTTGCCCTGCATAACAAGACCGTTACGCAGCGGTGAAGTACCGTCGCCAGTTACCTGAACTTCGGCAAACTTCGCACCTGCACTAAACAGATTCTCGTAGAATGCTGGTGGAGCAACAAACCAACGATTTTCTTCAGGAACACTCTGGTCGTCCAGAACACGTGCCATCAGAAGCATCAAGTTGATGCCGTTGTCTTTCGTACCAGCAACATCGATTGGGGCAGCAGCCGTACCAAGAGAAGTATTGGTAGTAGTCAAGCCACCTGTCAATGAGGCATCGTCGGCACCAGCAAGACCTGCGCCATCAGAGATAGCTTGCAAGATGTTGGCATCGTACTTACGCTTCAATGAATAGGCACCTGATGAAGTTGCCAGTGCTTCAAAGTTTACGTGAGACTGACGCTCTTCGATATCGTCAATCTTGAACGCAAATGCGTTGGCTTGGTCAACAACCATAGTTGTTTGGTCGTCGGACAAGTCTTGAGGGTTAACTACGGAACCACGCGCATATGAAGAAACCGTAATTGTTGGTTCCTTGATGATGCGAACGGTGTCGCCAAAGTTTTCAATTTCCCCCGCGTAATCGGTATTCGTAATATCTTCGGCAACCGAAGCGCGACGGAAGAATTTAAGAACTTTTTGGCTAAAAATTTCCGGTGTAAAGTTACCGGAAGGCAGGTTATTATAACCTGATGCTCTATCAAAAGCCATTGGTCTTTTCCTTCCTCATTTGAGGTTTAAGAGTTGTAATCGATTCGGCCTTCAGCCCGTGCGGCGTCGAGTTCTGCTTCCATCTTCTCAAACTCCCACGGTTTCATCTTGCCGATTTGTGAAGCTTTCCAAATCTTTTTACCATCGGTAGCATCTGTCCGTACTTCCCTCGCAGGGCTTTTGGTTACGGCTTCTGCTGCTGACGCAGACTTGGTTTTCTTCTTTGCTGAACCAGTGTCAGCTTTGTAGAGGTCTACGACCCGTGCCGCCCATCTCGCATCTGTGTTATTTTTGTAAATACCATCTGCGATAGAGGCTGGTTGTTCTTCTAACCATGCAAGGAACTTTTCATCTGTTTTAAGTTCCGCGAACTCTGGCTGGAGTCTTAGCAGTTCCTCGTAGGCTTTCTGCTTTTCCAGTTCCTTTTCACGTTCCTTAATAGTGCCTAGTTCTTCACGTAGTTTTGCAACCTGTGATTCGGTTTGCATACTTGAAACTGTCTGGACCACTTCGAACACATCTGGGTACCGTTCTTTGAACTCTTCCAGTTCTTCCTGTGTCTTTGGTGGGGTAACGCCGCGTGGCATTTCCGCTGCCCGTTCTGTCATTGTTTTGCGAAGGGATTCGATTTCTCCTTTGAACTCGCCTACCTTCTCATCGTAATGACGTTTCAAATCATCATACCGTTTTTTGTAATCGTGGTTTTCTGAAGTATCCTTCTTTGCTTCCACGAAACTATCGCCCGTTTCTTCTTGCTGAGTAGCCGCTTCCTGTTGGTCTGCGGGGTCAGCCTCTTGGGCTTCGACTTGTCCTTCTTCGTCCTCTTGATAAACTTCATCGCGATATTTGCCGCGATACAGTCCTTCGTTGTTTACGGTTCCAAACGAGTCGTTTGCTTTGTTGGCACGGTGGCCTCTTGCTTTTGCCATTTTGTTTACCTCACTTGCGGGGCCACATGGCTGTGGGTAGCCGCTCCGGTTGTGCTGGGGCCACAAGTTTGTGGGTAGCCAGCGGATTAGTACGCGGGTGTTACACCTAGCATTTTATCTAAGAAGCCGCGTTCATATTTTTGTTCAGGTGGCAGGTCTATTTCAGGGGTAGGCTGTTTTTCCATACGCGGAATATCAACAGGCTTATTTGCTACTGCCCCTTCAAATAACTGAGTCATGTAATCCTCTGCCATAATTCTGTTAATTGATGCATATGATTTAAGAAGGGCTGAATACGGAATATCCTCTATTGAATCAAGATTCATGGGTAAACCATAATCTTCTTCGAACATAGTTTTGTTTTCATCAATAAATTGATTTCTGTTCTCATCTGTTAAATATAGACTGTACACACGTCTTATTTCATTTCTAACAGCAAATTTTCTTTCAAGTGAAATGTCCTTTTTGTCAACGGCTCTGTAAAAGGCAACTAAATCATAATCCACAGTACCGTCTTTTTTTGTAGTAAATTTTGCCTCGTAATCAGTTATTTTTATGCCCTCTTTTTTAAGCTTTTGCATCGTACCTGTCAGACTTTCCATATCTCTTTTTAGGTAAGCTTGACCTATAACTGCTGCAATATATCTATGTTCGGCGTCCCCCTGACTGACTCTTTGTCCTGCTGCTTTACTACCGCCTTCATCCGTAATACTAGGTATTTCAGAATATTTCTGCTGCATTTTTACTAGTGCTTCACTAGGTTTGAAATTGGGGTCGTTTGCTAACGTGTCTGCACCTTTATGCATAAGCTCGTGTGCTAATACTGCTGTATATCCTTTTGTATTACTCGTATCAGGATTTAAGAAAAACGAAGGGTTTTTCATTGTAATGCCAGATTCATAAGGGCCTACATTAAGTATATCCTCACTATATGCGCTTCTACTATATTGCCCTAAAGGGTTTCCAATAAAGGATGCTACTTCTTCATCTTTTTTCAAAGTAGTTACATAATCACTTAAAGTTCGGGTATCTCTAGCTGCAGCTTGTATCAAACTATTGTAGTTTGTTTTACCTAATATGTCTGCGTAGACCTCGATGTCCCCAAACTCTATGCCCTGCCTGTACCTTAATTTCTCACCCCCTGTGTTTAAACTAGGAGTTTGTGATTGTCTTCTAGCCTGTTCATCTTGTCTTTTTCTCAACTCGTCCATTTCTTCATAAAAGTTATCTCTTTCAGAACTTTCAGAAGATTGAGCAGCCTTGGCATGGGAGTGAACCTCTCCGCCTGCATGATACAAAAACCCGCCTCGACTAACGGGCACTGGACGGTCTGCCTGTGGCCTGTCTGCTTCTGCCCTTTGAATACGCTCTTCGGTTTTACGTAATCCTCTGTTATTAATCTTTTCTAGGCGGTCTTCGCCAATAATCTTTACTAGATGTGGGGCTATGGTTACTTCGCCGCTAGACACAGCTATGTCAATAAGGTCAGAGTGCCTCTCAAAGTCTTCAGTGGACAATCCTCTGCGAATCGCTTCCTTCTGGGCATCCATAATCATCTTACGAATGTCTTGTTCTCCCGCGAACTCGACAGCAGCCGCATTAAGAACGTAGGTGCCCTCTTTGACTTCCATGTCGCGGTTGTCGGCAACCTTTTGACCATCGGCAACCTGTGATGGCGGAGCGTCTATGAAGCCGCTAGGCTGCTGAACGCCCTCTGATGGGGTTCCAAGAGCGTAGCCGACTTTACCGCCTCGTGCGTGGCTGAGTCCCCCTATTTCATCAGAAGCAGTACCAAATCCATGTGGGTCATCAGGGCCACTGCCGCCGCCACTGCCGTAATGGTCAAATCGTTGACTTCTAATTTCTGCATCTCTCTTTGCTTGAGCCTCTGCTTCTTTTCTAGCTTCCTCTGCTTTTCTAGCTGCCTCTGCTTTGTTGAGATTGTCTTGTCTTATCTTATTAACGTTATCGGACAGCTTGCCCTTTCCGTTACGAGCATCCGCTAGTGCTCTGTTAAACTCGTCGAGACTAATCCCGGCTTTGACTGCTGCAGCTATAGCACTCTCCTTTCGACCATAGGCTGAGTAGCTGTTCGTGCTAGGGCTGTAAAAAGAACCTGTGTCGGTGTAAAAACCCTGACCTTCACCCGGTGCTCCATCTTTACCAGTGTTTCCCGTTGCCAACCATCCTGCAGCCGCAAAGGTAGTGCCCGTTTCCGTCTTTACATCAAATGATTTTGGAACATAGCCTCTTTGTACAGCTTCCATAGCTTCAAGTTGGCTACGAGACATACCCATGGTATTGCCATTGTAATAAATAGAGCCGGGGCGACGGGTAACACCAAATCCCGTGCTAAATTCCATGGCAAACCCTGTGGGTGTAAAAGAAGACGCACCTGTCGTTAATTCATCAGGAAGAGCACCACTATCAAAGGATTTTTTTCCAAGAGCGGCATTGGCCGCGTGAGCCGCTCTAATCTGTGCCATGTCGCTGTACTGAACAGCATGGGTAATATCAGCAGCAAGTCCTAGTAGACCATTCGGACGCATACTGTTATTACCAAATGCGTTTTTTACAACATCCCCGCCAGTTATGGAGCCTATAGTTGCACCAAATAAACTTCCACCCCCTATTCCTGCAAAAAGGCCCGAAGCTAATTTTCTTTTTTGGTCTTCTGTAATATTGCCTTTAAGAATTTCACCCAATGTTCCGGGAGCCTCTTTTATATCTGTTTTTGTAGCTTCGTACTCTCCAAAAAAAGCTTTAGACAAATCTATACCCTCAAAGTTACCTGTAACAAGAGGTTCTGTAAAAAATTCCATGCCGGGAACCCGGTCTTTATATTCTGCAGTGCTACCTAGATAATCGGAATAGCTGTCAAAGGGATTACTACCACCAGAGTAGTCGTATGAGACTTCTCCAATATCCACACCCGGAAACGACGACTCAAAAGTCCCCATGCTTTTATCATCGCCCGTAGGTTCCCGTACTTCGGGTGTTGATAACTCTGTTATGTCTTCGGGTTCGTCTATCCCGATACCTATGTCACCAAGACCTGAACCTAGAGAATCCATACCATAGTATTGACTAAAAAAGTTGACAAAGTTACTGGTGTAGTCCTGTCGTCCCAACTTTTCTTGTTCGACGCCAAGAAATGTCGGAACTTCTGGTTCCGCTACATCAGTTCCATCATCAAATATGTCAATACGGTCAACCATTCGATTCCTTTACAATAGCTGCGTGGCTATCCTTCAACTTGAGGAGCGTTTCCAGTAAAGCCGCTTTCCCCTGCAGTTGGCGCAGTTCCGACTCCGATTGTGCCGTTACCAGACCCCTGTACGTCTGTTCCTTCAGGAGAAGGAGATACTCCTCCAGCCCCTGCCATATCTTGGGCTTCGCCAGCAGCGGCCCCAGCAGCTTCGCCTGCTCCTTGCTGTACATTTGCCATCATTCCTTTCAGCATTTGTGCGTAGAGTTGGGCTTCGTTCTGGTCGTTGACTAGGCTATCAGGGTCAATATCTTGTGCGATAGCTAGTTCACGCATGAGGTTGGGTATCTTAATAAAGGGTGCCAACATAGGGTTGGACACGGTTTGCAACAGAGATGTTAACCGCTGTGTGCGAACCTCTTTTTGCATCACGGCTGCAACGCCGCGTGGTTTAATTTCAAGGTCGCCTTCAATGTCTTCTGATTCCTCGTTGAACTGCATGTTCCATTGGAAGTAAGCTTCACCAAGAGGCTTCAAAAGCATGTCGTCGATATTCTTGATTACCGTCTTCATAGACAATCCGGCTGAACCCATCAGCATAGACAACCCTGCAGCGGTTCGTCCCGTTCCACTAACGCCTGTTTGCCCGTGCATGATTGACGGAATGCCTGTTTCTTCGTCAGCTAGGCGGCGACTAATCTCATACATCTGTATGTTTTCGCCAGCCGTGTTTGGGAACTTTAGGCCATTGATAGCTGTGCCTGTGACTCCCGACTGACGACGGAATATCTTACCGGGGAAGATGTCCATGTTTTGGCCCGGAACCAAGCTTGCTTCGTCAACATCGAACACCAAGTTACCTGCAAGAGCAAGGTTGTCGATTGCCATACGAACGTGACCGTTCATTAGCTTCTGGGCATCTTCCATGTTTTCTGCTACGCCAACGCCCCAAAGCTGGTATGGGTTGACTTCGTATGGAAATACTTGGAATGGAATACGGGCTGGCACAAAGGGATTTAGCACACAACGAATAACCATGGTGCCGCAAACCCACACGTTTACTTGCAGTTCGTCGAACTCTGACATTTCGTCAGCTTCCGGTAGTCCAGCCTCTTGAGCCATTTTGGAATCAAGAACACCCCAATACTCTAAAACTTCGTAGCGGTTGCCTTGGTAGTATGGCTCAGTTTCGTCCTCACGAATGGTGTCTTCGTAGTATTTATCTTCGTAGTTTGGACCTTTGGCAAGACATTCTTCAATAGCCATTGCATCAAAGTACGGACGCTTGATAAGTGAACGAAGCTGTTGACGATTCATGCGGTGACGCTGAATAACATATTCACAGTCATCTATGCTAGTAGCTGATGGGTCAGGATGAAAATCCCAAAGAGATACCATCTCAATCCGTGGAACGGTCTTTTCAAAAGGGCTGTAACTACGGTTACCATCTTCATCACGCTCCCATTTATGGACACGCTTGTAAAAATTAAATGGTCCTTTTACAACTCCAGTACCTAAAAGGCAAGATTCGAACACTGAGTTACGCATCACATTGACTGCATTCGTGTCCGTAAGCTGGTCGTGGATAGTCTTCTCCATACGCAAAGCAGCTTTTTGAGCAGGGCTAATTTGTGGTTCGCCCATCTTTGCTGGTCCGGGTGCAAGGGGCAAGTCCCCCATTTCCTTTTTCAAACCGCCAAGAAAATGCCCACTTGGCTTGGCCTGTAAAGCTCCGGGTGCCAATTCGCGTCCATCACCTGCAAACCCATATGGGTCTTCTTGCATCTGGTCAAGTGGCGTTTGCATATGTGCGAACTCTGCAATACCTTCAGGTATCGGAGTTGGTTCGACAACAATTGGGAACTTCTTGTTTGCGAACAGGATGTCTATGATTTGACCGAATGCCGCAAGAACCTTAGTTTTGGTTATGCGAACAAATACCTTTGACCGTTCTGAATCGCGGTATTGTGTGGTCGAATCGTAGATGCCCCGAAAGTTCTTGTAGGCTTGGAGCCAACGCTGTTCGTGAGCGTAACGCCCGTTCTCAGCATCTTCGAACTTCGATTGCACATACGCCGCAAGACCCGGCATCTGCTCTTCAGGTGACTGAACAGCTACTGCGGTGTCGTCTGCGGGTTGGAGAAAATTATCTTCTGACATCTGATTTTAGTAGTCGCGTTCTTCAGCCATTTTCATTACTGAAGGGTCAACTGCCTTTTTAGTCATCTTCTTCGGCATGTCTTCAGTCAGAACGCCCTGCTTTGCCATTGTATCGAACTCAAGACCTTCACGGTACAGCTTTGCTGCGCCACCTTGGTCATCGACAGAAGTTTTGTCAGAGTTCATAATGTAAGCGGTGCCCATATCCTTCATGGTCCGTCTCCTTATCTAGATAAAAAGCCTTGTTGTTCAGCAGGGGCGGCTTCAGGAACCCCCTGTTCTACGAATCCGGTAGAGCCGGGATTCATTTCTTCTTCTGCAGCTATACGAGATGCAGGTGTTACTCCAAATACGTCTGGGTCTTGGCGGCCTTTAGCCATAGCTTCTACGTCACTATACGTGACAGGAGCAAACTCACTAGCTCCTGCTACAGTTCCTGCAGCCTCTGCCAACGGTTTAGGAACACCTACTTGTTCTGCAGCATCACTGACTTTTGTTTGAGTTGCAACAGCCGCTGCTGTAGTAGCTCCTATCATTAAAGGACCAAATGCTTTTTTAACTGGCCCCGGTAGTCTATCTGCTATACCATTTAATAATTTATCAAGGTCAACCCCCTTGGCTGCAGCCTTCTCTGCCATCCCCGGATATGCTTCGTCTACAGAAGCGGGGGCTGTTGTAGGTTGAGAGGCAGCGGGTACTTCTTCGCGAACCGGAAGGTCAAAGTACCCTTCGTAACCTGCAGTCTGGGTTGTGATGCGGGTTTCGGGCATAGGTATTTTGGTTTGGATATCAAACCCTGCTTCTTGAGCAGCATCACCCCAGAATTGAGCGAACATGTTTGCATTTTGACGGTCAACTTCACCTACAGCACCCGGAAATGCTTGTTGATAGGTTGTCAGTTCACCTGTGCTGCTTTTACCAGCAGACTTTAAGCTACGTCCTTGCAAATAAGCTAGACGGTCTTGGTCAATACCAATCGATTGTCCTACGGTAGCGTGGATGTTACGAAGAAGAGCCGAACCCTTCTTACCAGAAAAACCTGCAGGTGCTAGGCTATCAAAGTATTTACCTGTGGCTGCATCAAAGGCAATGTCCTTTACCTTAACATCTTTTAGAAGGTCTGTCATATCGTTAGATGTAACGACCTTACCGTTAGGCTTTACAAAGAAGTTTTCCTTGTTGCCAGCAGCTAAATTTTCCTGTAATATGCTGTCTGCAATAGGATTCAAGGGAATGTTTACGGCGCGACCTTTGGCACCTTTGGTTTCTGCCTCAATATAAATGGCACCACTGTCTGGCTTATAGGCGTTTACCTGAAGACCAGCAGCAGCATTAGGACGAAGACCAGTGTTAAGATTAAATATAATTGCTTGGGCTATAGGACGTGTCTTGGGGTCATCAAGATACTTTGAAACACCTGCGAACAGTTCGCTCATCTTAGCTTTATCAGGATTGATAGCTACAACAGATACAGCTTTAGCTGGTTCACTACGTCCAAAGATACGATTGTTTAAATCTGTGTTTGGGGCTTTGTCTGGAAGAAGCTTGTATTCAGGAGTGTCGGGACCAACCATCTCTTTAAGAGTAAGCCCGACTTGGCGAAGATTTTGCATCGCCGTCTTGACTGTAGACGTATCTTCAGTACCCTTAAATGTTTTTGAAAGAAGGGTGTTTCCTTCTGCATCCTTTTCGAACAGGCGAATAGCAGAACCGGGTTCATCAGCTATGTTGCGAAAATACTGAAGGGCTGGCCCCATAAATGTCTTGCCACGTCCTGACTTATCGGCGTATGCTTCTGCAACCTCACGAAGAGTTGCGGTTTTAGGGTCTAAGTCTGCCATCAGTATCCGAAGGTATTATCGAAAGGTTGGAATGCTTGTTCTTTTATCCCTTGAAGGGTTTTGTGTATTGACTGGTAACCAGAGGTTCGTGTCATAACCATATACCGCAACGCATCGTAGGCATGGTCCTCTGCCTTTGTGTCTACATCTTCACTATTGGTTTTGGAGAGAGGTATGCCCGATAGCTGTGCAGTAATATGCTTACAGTTGGAGAATATTCTAAGACGAGGTTCGTTAGAGTAGGGGTCGTCAGCAAGCCGCCTGTGAATTTCCATTTTACCTTGGAGACGGTTGCGGTCTGAGGGAGTCCACCTAACGCCAGCCCTCATCATAGTCTCCGCTATGGAAGGGCCAAAGCCTGTCTTATTCCAGCAAGAAGAGTCTAGAACTGTGTAATGTGGAAGTGGGTCTAACTCTTCTGCTTCTAATATTTTATCAGCTAGTTGCTCTGCTGTCAAGTGTTTTACGTAAAGTTCACGATAAACCCAAATATTATTATCCCAATCAATAGCACCCCATAGCACACAGGACGGGCTAGAGTACCCGTAGTCCGCTGCTCTAATGCGAGGCCAATTGGTAGGTAAATCGAAAGGTTCGACAACGTGACGTATCCTTGAAAATTCTGGGAAGGCCGCTCCCTCTGCCACATCCCAATCACCTTCTAGAAGCCGTCTACGCTCGACTTCGGGGAGCGACCTCAACATGGCCTCGTATTGACCATCTGCCATGAGGTAGGGATTGTCAGTCAGCCGTGCTGGAACAAACTTGCGGTAGAACAACGGCTGACCTGCTTTTGGATGATTCTCAGGCCAGACAAACGCACGACCAGTCTCTGGGTCGTACGCTGGAAACGGTTTGTTTTCTTCGTGGCGGTCAATGTACATCTTCTTGACCCACCAGCCGCCGACACCACCGGGGTTGGCTGTGCAGCGCATGTTTAGATTCTGTTGTAGTTCAGGGTCAGTAGAACGAAGACGGGAACGAAGGTAGTCCCAGACATAACTGCTGGGATATTGGGTTATTTCGTCTACACCAATCCAGTTAAAAGCCTGACCTTGGAAACGGGTTACATCTTTATCTCTGTCGAGATAGGTGAACCACATGGTTGCACCAGATGGAAAGACCCAAGTTGATTTTGATTCACGGAAGTGTGCACCGGGAAATGCCTTGGGGTAAAGCTGTTTGGACTTGTCAATCAGTTCGGTTAGTTCGTCGAGTGTACGACGTAAGAGCAAACCTCTATGATTGGGATTATGGCAATAGCGTAAGGGGTCAGCAAGTAAAGCAAACGACTTGCCACCGCCAGCCGCTCCCCCATAAAGGACATCTTGTTCACTAGCGGACAGGAACTCTTCTTGTGGTCCCTCATTTGGTTTGAATATAACAGGTGCATCGTCTACGAGTTCCGAAACTGCAGGAGGTAGTTTATCTAAGTCCCCTTCGTCAACAACACGTGTTTTGTCACCTTTCAGGGCATTCTCTATGTTTTGTGCAGCAGCAGTTAGGTCTTTGACCTTTTTTCTTTTGCGAACAACTTTGACTTCTTCTTTTTGCTGTTGCTTCTTTGCATTTCGCAAACGCATCTGTACGGAACGCCTCGCCCGTTCGCGGGGCGAAAGCTTATATTCAGTCTTAGATTCGCCGGGACGTTTCTTTGGTCTACCGACTTTACCTAAGTCCTCTGGGTTGCGGGGGACTAGGACACGTTTGCGAGGAGCCACGCTCTATACCTTATAGATTGCTTTGCGACCACGCGGCGAACAGGCTTTGCCGCCGTACTTGTAGCCTTTAGCTTTACCACCACGAGCCTTTTTGCGAACCGTAGTAGAAGGGGCTGATTCTCCGGCTGCTCTCATATTGTCGTACATGGTTTTTATTTGAGCAGCTTCAGCGTCATTCTTTGCTGTGCGAACCAAATCACGAACATATGCGTTGTATTCGGAATCGCTCATACCTTGAATTCGTGAACGAATTACGTTACGGGCCATTTCCATCAGCTAGTTTCCTTCCTTCTCTGTTTCCGCTGAAGCTTCAGCTTTACGTCCTTTAGCCTTATGACGCATAATATATCTATCTCTATGCACCTTTATATTGCTAGACAAACGGGTTTCTGGATTTTTATAAGCTTCCATTGCCTCTTTGTACAAGTCAGCGTATTCCATGACTAATCCTACCCTTCTATGATTGTTTCTTTCTTTGGTGGCAATAGGACTACGCCGTGAATTGCCTGTACATTGTGATTCATTGTTTCTTGTTTGGCTATACCAACACGGTTCAAGATAGATTCTGCTGCCCGTAAACGCAAATCATCACCTCGTTCGATGTCTACGGCAGTCACGAGATTCGCTAACTTGTTCGCGGCTTGCAAAGATTGGCTGGCAAGCATGGTTTTGGTGCGTTCCACGATTTCGTCAGCTAGACGTTCTTTTAACCAAGCTACTGAACCGGACGCATATCCGGCAAGTTCTGCCGCTTGGCGAACATTGCCCCCATTTTCAAGTAGAAGTTCCAAGAACTGTTCCTGTTGGGCTGTCAGTTCCTTCTTTTTCTGGGTCTGGGGTAGTAGATTCATCGTCAATTACCTTACAACGACTGCGTATTGTCACTTCGAATAGCTGATTTGAGAAGGCATATTGTGCCATTTCGTCATTTCGAACTGAACATTCTTCTTCTGTGGGATATGGGCCTAATGTGTCACGAATTTCTGTGCACATATTAGGCACAGCAGACAAACAAACAAGAATCCAAGATTCGAACACAGGATATATCCTTTAAAATTAGGCAACATGCCTCTATTATGGCGAGTTTTCGAACCGTTGTCAACTGTTTAGTTGGTTTTTTGGGTAAGTTTGTCGATTTTTCTTGACAAAACTGAATCTGAACTATACAATAGCTTTAAGCCTGCCGGGGGTAAACCCTATATCCCCCCCGGCTACCCAAACTCCCCCCTAGAGGTTCGCAAACTCCACCCCGCTGGTTCCCCGGTGGGGTCTTTTTTTGCCTCAAGTTTCGTAGGGGTTCCCTAACGGTTCGCAAATAAACCATATCGATAACCTAAAAAATATAAAAATGATGTCGGGATTGCATAGCAAATGCCGGGGGGGTGGGGTGGCCCTCGCGCACCCGCACACGGGTCAAATTTATTTACATTTAGTCACTTCGCCGAAACGGCAACCCCGCGAACACACACCCAAACCCCGCGAACACATATCAAAACCAGCAAACACGCTCGCACCCGCACACCCGCGCGTCTATAATTTGCCAAGTTGGTAACCATGGGGGCGGCCTTTCGGTCTACGAAATACACACAAACCGCCACAAACCCAAAGCCGGATATCCGCAAGCTTTACAAACCCATAGCCGCATTAAACATGCCGGACAAAAAAAGAACCCCGCCGGACTAGCCAAGCGGGGCCAAGGTTCCCATCAGAGGGCCGGAGGATTCCCCCCAACGGTTCGCAAACTTACTGCCGCATATCTTCCTTTGCTAAATTCCACAATGCCGCAAACAAACACCAGCAAGCAATAACAATCCAAGCCAGCAACACTAGCATGATGATGTGACTAACTAGCATCAGACTGGCCCTTTACGGTCAGGTTAAGCCGCGCAATGGTTCGCGGGTTATCGGTTGCATGGGTGTAGTGGTCGAAGCCCAATGACCGCAACAAAGATTTAACCGCCGCCGCCTGTGTTTCCAATGCTTCGATAGACTGCAAGATTAACGCCGCTTCAGTTGTGGTTAAAACAATCATCCGCTTTGCGTCGCTGTCGAAATTATCTTTTTCGATAGATATTGTGCTTTTCATAACGTTGGTTCCCTTCATTGAAAAACGGGCAAGATTGCCCTGCCCGTTCATTATTAGTTCGTTTTGCCCTAGCTGGCAAGCTTATATTTAGGCCGCTGGTAGCCTTCGCGCTTCACCACAATCTGATAGCCATGTTTGCGAAGCTTATAAACCGCCATGTGAACCGCCTTTTTCGTCAGCCCGGTTTCACGCGCCAGTGTCTGGATATTCACCCCAGTCTTACGACTAGCCAAAACCCGGTAAAGCTTGGCAAGTGATGAATTCGGACGGAATGGCCGCTTGTCCGCACCCCGTTCGCCGCGCCGCCGCGTGGTTGTTAACGGTTCGCCATGCATACCAGTAGCGACACCCGTGCCGAATTCCTGCCGGAATTTTTCGGTCAATTCCTGCCGGATATCCTGCCGGACTGCCGATACAAGCTGGTCACAGAGTTCGGTTATGTGTGTGTTGTTGGTTGTCATAGTTCTGGTTCCTTTTTCCAGTTATTGAACAAAGACCGCATAAATTATCATAATTATCAGTAGCACGGTCAGACTACGATAAATAACGTATAAAGCTTCCATCAGGCGGCGACACTTTCCAAATACTGCCATGACGGGCTGGTTATAACGTCGCGCACCTTATCGTTGCGGGTTCGTTGCACCATATGCTGGCTGGCTGTGCTTTTGCCAGTCTGCCGTTCGGTTCCTTTTTCATCCTGCCATGTGACATTGGTGTGTGTTGCCCAATGGGTCAGAGCATTATATCCCGCCCACATGGTCGCGCCTAATTCCTGCTTTTCCGCATTGAATTGATGCATCAGGTAATTAAAGAGCCGCTCATTCACTGGCTTGGCGTGGCCTAGTTCCGCCGCCTTGCCGGATTTGTGGCAAACTGTTTCCGCCAGTATCTGCCCAAATTGTTCGTCAGATAGACGGGCACCCCGCCAACGGTTCATCAAGTCAAGCTGGCTTTCCCACATATTCAAACCCATTGCCGCCTTACTAATCAACGCGGCTGGCTCAAGGTTCTTTGTATGTTTTGATTTCTGGTGATACGCTTTCTCACCGCCAAACACCAACGTATTGCGGCACAAGTCACGATATGCCCCGCTGAATATTTGGAAAGCCCAACTCATATCGATGCTGTTAAAAATATCCATGCGGCAAACAACATTGTCCTGCTTATCACCGACTGCGTGTTGCAGGTCCATGAAATGAACGGTGCGATGGGCACGCAAACCATCATCATAAATGCGGTCCAGCACCTTGACGTTGCCGACTGGCAAATCTGAACCCGCCAAAATTTCAGCGTGGTTGGCGAATAGTTCATCATGCGGCACAAGCTTATAGCTGGCACCGACAGGCCGCGTGTCCAGTAATTCACCCGTTGCTATATTCTGCAAAGCTGAGTAATTCGGCATTGGCGTTGATTCGCATAATTCCACATCAGAATAATCTTGACTGGTTACGGCTTCAATTGGCACCCGACGCACCGAACCCATATCTTTGAAAAGCTGGGTATCTGATACGTCATTGTGGTGGTAGTAAGTTGCGCTGCCCTCGCGCTTATATTCGGGCTGGATTAAATCAAACATTCGTTTCGTTCCTTTCGTCGTTTGATTAAACAATAACATAACTATACACGGTTTTGACCGGATGGTAACCCAATTCCCAAAAAAAAATTCAGATAAAAAAAATGGGATGCCGCCCCGCGTCTCGCGACACCCCGCTACCTGTACCGCGCCCAGTCCCCCAACAACCCAGAAACCGCAAGCGCATACAAGCCCCAAAAAATGTTAGCGTGGCCCGTTTGCCATTAGTGGGTTTGAAACAAAACTTGCATGTCTTTTGCCGCCCAGCATATCGTACAGGTGGCGCACGATTCGGTTTGCCCCGTTTGTTCGGGACAGATTACCGATTTGTTTTTTACCTGTTCGAATAGGTCGGCACTGTTCGCGCTGAATTGCCAGTCCGGTGCATTGCTGAACCGAACCGCGAACCGCTCACCAAACGAACCCCGCACGGCCCGAATAGCTAAACCAATATCGCTTGTTGGCTTGTATCCGGTGAAACCCCAAATAGCTAGGTTATCAAATTTGGTTAGTAAGTGTTGCCATAGTTCGACATAGTCCACCGAATAAAAATCACCCAGCACATGTAACCGAATAATCACCCCGCGATAGGTCGCGCAAAGTTCGGCAACTTCTTTTTGCAATGCGGCTTCTAGTTCCGGCCCGTGCTGGATACGGTGCCCGAACATCATGTTATTGCCGTAGCAATTATCCCAATGATAGCAATAGCGGGGACATGTTGCCCGTTCTTCAAGCGTCAAGGTATAAATAACGTAGCCTTTAAACTTGCCTTTTTTGATTACGGGCAGTTTATCTTTGCTTAGTTTTTTATTGTTGGACTGTTTCAAAACGGATTTGCAATCGGCAACAGCGCGGCGGCTCTTTGGGTACATGGTCGCGGCTGGCTTGTTTATGTCTGCTTTTTTCATTAGCTATACACCCCGCTAAACAATGTTACCTTGCCGTTATTCTCACACGCTATCGGGGCCTCAGTTTCAATCCAAACACGGGCACCGCATGACAACGGTTTATCAGGTGAATAAACAACGTTAGACGGGCCGCGAATCTCGACGCGGTCGGCATATACATTGCGCTGACTAGTTTTAACGGTGATGACGGGGTCGTTTGTCCCGTTCTTTTTATTTGCACGGATGACGTGCTGGTTTATGTGAATTCGTTTTTTCATATCGTTGGTTCCTTTTCGTTGTTGGTTCGCAAACGTTAAGGATAAAATCCGGTATGGTCAAGCGGTTTTATTTTCGCGCCTTGTTCTTTTAGATAACAAGCCGGACAATAAAGCCACTTATCTACATAAACCGCCGCAGGTTCGCCACACTTGTGGCATTTAAAATTGGGGTTTAGCGTGGTTCGTTTGTCATTAGAAATTTGGCGTGAATAATTTGCCATGTCGCACCATTTGTCTTAGCGTGGATAATTTGTCACGTTGCGCTTTTGTCACGGGTTTGCCATGCCAGTCAGCGTCACTGATTTGTCTGTTTAGCGTTCGCCATTTGTCAGCCACGTTTGTCAAGCGTGGGTCACTTGCCTTGTCAGGGTAGACGGGGTCAATGTACATGCTCATCGCTTTTCAGCCCAGAAGTTATCCCATGCGTCACATTGCAGTTCGTCAAGTTCCCTGTCTGTAAAGTGCGCCATCAAATCACGGTGTGGTTCCATCGCTATCATAAACTCAGCTATAGTTTCGCAACCACCAATTTTCGAACCTGCAATGTCGAACCATTTGTCTTCGTTGTCCATTGCCATTTCTTTAACTTTTCCCATCGTTACACCTCGCCTATGTCGTATGTGTCTTGTTCGAATATTTCTGGCACACCTTCAAGACTGTTCCAATAGTCTGCGAATATCTGATGTGCCTGTTCTTCTGCTTCAGCCTGTGTATATGCGCTGACAGGTATTTGTTTAGAGACTGACGCGGTGATGTCAACCATGAATTTTCGTCTCATTGTTCGTTTCCTTCATCATCAGTTGAGCAGTTACATCATTTACCGGACGATTACCTGTCAGCTTGATTCGTCCCATGCGGTCATACTCTGGCTCAATCTCTAGTATTTGTAAATCCCGCTTTAGTTCTTTAAATGTCGGCACGTTCATTGCTTGTCTCCTCTGTCAACATCCAGTCATGGCGGTAGTTGGTCTGCCAGTTGTCACGCACCCAATCGCACTCATAGACATTACAAACAATCTTGTAGCGTTCTTCGTCATACCATACGTTTAGGTCAAACATCCTGTCACCTATTTGTATGCCGTACCACAAGTCTTCCTCTTTGTCATCTAGGTATTGTGGCAAACAGGTACCGTAGTAATAGTAATTCAATTCTTTACGTTCATCATCAGATAACACAAGGTCAAAGCCACTGTCGTAATTATCAGTCATCGCTGGTTTCCTCATCAAACCAAAACAAAATCCTTACATGACCTTCATCATCATGCACCACATACCAACTGTGTTCAGGGCAGGTATTCAACCATTCAAAAAATTCTTGTCTACTCCACATCGTTCGTTTCCTCAACTAATTGTGTTGACATTTTGTCCCATTCGCCACGCCGCATACGAAACTTTTTGTTTTGTACGGGTGTGCAAATACGAACCCACTTGCGTCCGACAACAGCCCACACGAGCCGTGTGCCGGATACTGGTAGCCGCAAATCGTAGAAATCAACGCGATATAGTTTGGCGTTGTCCCACGTTGCTTCTTTTGGTCTGGCTATATTCATGTCTTTACCAATATCGATAACCAGACAGTCTGTCAACAAAAAAAGAAACGGGGCCAGAAATTAATCCAGCCCCGCTCCCCAACCAACGAACGAAACAACCTCACGACACCTCGTAAGGTATCCCTAGTCTTAGCACCGCCTGTTTGTTAGTGTCAAGCCACTTTTTGCATTCATAGCGACTTTTTCCGACAAAAAGCATGACGTGACGCAAATAGTCTACACAGTCCTTTGATTTGACAAGTTCGCGGCTTGTCTCACCAATTCGAACAGATGATGCCGGAACAAACAAAGCCCACTTATAGTCGGGCCGTTCAACAATTTCTATTTCAAGCTTCTTAGTCTTTAGAGACATCAGGGTCATTCTCCTCATCTAACGCTTCAAGATATAATTCAATACCGTCACGAATTAGGTCACCAACACTGACCTGTTCATAGCTTTTCTTATCTAGCTTCTTTGCATGGACTGCTAATCTATCGTATTGTTCTACAGATAATAGCAGACTGTATGTCTTAGTTGGTTCAGGTATCTTGGCTGGTCTTGCCATCCCTCAGTTCCTTCTTTGCAAGTTTATCTAGTTTGGTTTTTTTCTTGTTGGGGACAACCTGTTTGGTGTACTGTTTGTCCCTTAATAGTTTAGCTATAGGGTTTATTTTATTAGTTATTTTCATAGTATGGGTTCCCTATAGGGTTACTGTTCTTATTGCGTATCACGCTTGTCAACGGTTCGTCAACCAAAAAATGTAGTTGACACGGATTTTATTGTGGCGTATTTGTCGCAGTCATAGGAGTAGCCATGACAGCTTGGTTAAAAGATTACGTTGAAGGATTGACAATTGCACCAGAGGGTCGTCTACGGATGGACTGTCCTGCGTGTGGTAAGAAGAACACGTTCAGTGTTAGTGACACTGGCGGTGAACGGCTGTGGTTCTGCTTTCATGCAGACTGTGGGGTTCGTGGACGAACAGGATTCAGGGTTCGCAAAGATGCACCCTACCATCCTTTACTAAAGAAGGTGCAACCTGTTCGCAAACCAGATGACGAACAAGTCTTTGAATTACCTGAAACTTTCGTGGCTCTCTCCCGCGAACCCGCCGCTGAATCTTATGTCAAGCGGGTCAATGCTTACGATGCGTACCTGTCTGGTCGTGTCGATATTCGTTATGACTTCCGAATGAACCGTGTTGTTTATCTAATAAAAGATGGACGCAGGACTGTTGATGCGGCAGGTCGTAGTTTAGCTAACATCAAACCAAAGTGGTGGAGATATGGAAAGTCAGGTAATCCTTTCGTTTGCGGTACCAGCCGCATCGGTGTTATTTTGGAAGACTGTGCTTCTGCTTGCAGTGTATCTAATATTCTTTCGGGGATAGCATTGCTTGGCACAAACCTGCAAGACAGTCACTTGCCGTTCTTGCGGCGTTATGATAGACTGCTGGTTGCGTTGGATAAGGACGCAACACAAAAAGCGTTTCAGCTTGTCCGGCAGTTACAGGCCCACAGGCCTACAAGTTTAGTTGTTTTAAACAAAGATGTGAAAGATATGACAGATGATGAACGAAGACACACCTTCCAGAAATACATCGATTGAAATACAGGTATTAGGGTTTCTGCTTAACAGAAAATTCTATGACAAGGTAAAGAACATCGTGACCCGTGACATGTTCGAAGGACGCTATGTCACCCTGTTCGATACGATATCCTATGCACACAAGAATTACGAGACGGATTTGTCACGTGACCAGTTGGATTCACTGTTCATGGACAGGAATCCTGCCATGCCGCATAGTGCGCGGCAAGAGGTGTTCGACATAATATCCAACTTATCTGAACATATGTCGGATGCTGGCGATTTAGAGGCGGATATAGTAAAGAACTTCTGGGTTCGTGACAAGGCGCGGCAGATTGGTGAAAAAGCCATATCAATATTTACTGGCGAATCGGAACACTTTGGTGAATTGAAGACGCTGATAGATATGGTAGAGGACGGGCGTATGTCCGACAAGACTACCTACAGTGAGATGGACAAAGACTTTGTACAACTTATGGAAGAAGAGGTTGGCGAACCTGACTTCCCGTTCACTTGGGATTTACTTAACGAACATTTAGCGGGTATGGACAGGGGTAATCTAGGTATTATCTTTGCGCGTCCAGAGGTCGGCAAGACCACCTTCTGTGCGTTCGTTGCCGCAAGCTACATCAAACAAAAACACAAAGTAGTTTATTGGGCAAACGAGGAACCTGCCGAAAAGATTAAGTTACGGATAATACAGAGTTTTTTTGGTCTGACTCGTGAGGAGATGTCACAAGGCGCGGATGCTTTGTCACAACGCTATCGTGAAGAGATAGAACCCTACCTAATTGTGATGGATTCGGTTGGCACATCTATGGAAGAGTTGAATGACTACGCCCAACTCAACGAACCTGATGTCATGTTCTGTGACCAGCTAGACAAGTTTCGCGTTGCTGGTGAGTTTAACAGGGGTGATGAACGGCTAAAGGAAACTTATGTCGTTGCCCGTGAGATAGCCAAGCGTAACAAACTGCTGGTGTGGTCAGTTAGCCAAGCCAGCTTTGAGGCACATGACCGTCAGTTTATTGACTATGCTATGCTTGACGGTTCGCGAACAGGTAAGGCAGGTGAAGCTGATGTCATCATTGGCATTGGTAAGACGGGCACGTCCGAAGAGGAGAACACCACACGTCACATCTGTATTTCCAAGAACAAACTGAATGGTTGGCACGGTATGTTCACCAGTCACATTGATGTACAACGGGGGCTGTATTACTAATGAACGTACTTACTTTTGATGTGGAGACTACCCACAAGCATAAGCCCAACGGTTCGACAACTGCGTTGCCGTACTTTGGAAACTCTTTAGTTTCAATAGGTTACAAGCGGCTTACATCTCCTTATATACATTACCATTGTTATTATCATTCTGAGAGAGAGCCTCACGACTTTGCACCGGAACTGTTTCAAGATGCACTTGACGAAGCGGACATGGTTGTGGGACAAAACATCAAGTTTGATTTATCTTGGATACGGGAGTGTGGATTTGTTTATGATGGTGATATCTACGATACGATGGTGGCGGAATATATTCTTGCGAAGGCACAGCGTTGGCCTCTTGGACTTGCTTCTCTTGCAGAAAAGTATGACGTTACCCGCAAGGAGAAGGACCTTGTGGAACCGTATCTTAAATCGGGCAAGACGTTCTATGACATCCCGTGGGAGATAGTAGAAGAGTACGGTAAAGCTGACGTACAAGCTACAGAAGAGATAGCACTAAAACAGCTAGAGGCCTTTGGCACTACATTTGAGGAATTTTACAATGCAGCGGACTTTACTACCGACACTAAGACTGTCGCTTGAGATGACTGACGTTCTAGCTCGTATGGAGCAGAACGGGCTAAAGATAAACAGAGAGACGTTAGCCGACATTCGTAGCGAGTACGAAGAGGAACTGTTCACGTTAGAGCGGCGGCTCAACGAACTTGCGGCAGAGGCTATGGGCGACACTCCCGTGAACCTCGACAGTCCTGATGACCGTTCCAAGCTTTTCTATTCGTGCCGTGTGTTGGACAAGAACAGATGGGCTGGTGTGTTCAATCTTGGTCACGAGATACGTGGTGCGGGAAAGAAACCAAAGCGGCGTACTCGTATGAGTCGTGCGGACTTCCGGCGAACCGTTGTCAACGAGACTGAGGTATTGTACAAAACAAGAGGTAGCCAGTGCACCGATTGCGGCGGCATGGGTCGTTATACAGCCCGTAAGAAGGATGGCACACTAGGTAAAGCTGTCCGAATCTGTAAGCCTTGTCAGGGCAAGGGGGTGCTCTATATACCTACGAACCAAGTGGCAGGCTTTAAGCTTATCCCTCGTGACCCCTACGATGTAGCGGCGGCAGGATTCAAGACAGATAAAGAAACACTTGAAAGTATGTTTACGTCATTGAGAGGAGAGGCTCGTGAGTTTGCAGAAGCTTATATACGTTATAGTGCGGTTCGAACATACCTGCGTTCGTTTGTTGAAGGCATGGAAAACAACGTGGATGCGAACGGTTTCATCCATACAGAATTCATGCAGTGTGTTACGGCGACGGGTCGCCTTTCGTCTAGGAATCCGAACTTCCAAAATATGCCACGGGGTTCTACCTTTATTATACGTAAGGCTGTCGAAAGCAGGTTCGAAGGTGGGTACATACTTGAAGGAGACTACGCCCAACTTGAGTTTAGGGTTGCTGGCTTTCTTGCTGATGACCCTGCTATACGAGATGATGTAGAGGCAGGTACAGATGTTCACAGCTATACTGCTAGTGTTATCGGATGTTCACGACAAGACGCGAAAGCACACACGTTCAAACCGCTCTATGGTGGGGTATCTGGTACAGAGGACCAGAAGCGTTATTACAATGCGTTCAAAGAAAAGTACAACAATGTCACCAAGTGGCACGAACGATTGCAAAAAGACGCCGTAACCAAGAAGTACATAGAACTGCCATCGGGACGCCAGTACGCTTTTCCCAAGGCTAGATGGACAGAATGGGGCACAGCCACTGAGCGAACCGCAATATGTAACTATCCGGTTCAGGGTTTTGCCACTGCTGACCTGTTGCCAACTGCTCTGGTTCGATTAAGCAGGATGATGCGGACCAGAAATATGCTTTCTGTAATTTGCAACACTGTCCACGATTCAATCGTGTTGGACGTGCACCCTGATGAAAAAGAGGCTTGCATCAATCTGTTAGCTGATTGTATGCTGGCTATACCTACTGAGACTTTGAACCGCTATGGGTTCGAATATAACATGCCTGTTGGAATAGAATTAAAAATAGGTAAAAATTGGCTTGACTTGGAAGAAGTCTTGACTGTATAATCCATGTACGCTTAACGCTCATATAAGGAGAAACGACATGAGCAATGAATTACAAATGATAAATGATGACCTTGATAATATGCTGACCGCTATGCAAAGTGGTAACGTCGATGCCATTATGGAAATGACTGGTCAGGCAGATTCAGACAACAAACCAAAGCTTGGGTTGCCCCGTCTGACTATTAACTATGACACAGAGACTGATGAAGGTGTACAGCTACGACGTGGTTCGTGGCGTATCTGGAACGGTTCTGCCGTGACCTATTCAGATAAAGTACAGATTCGCCCACTGCTGCGTACCTACGAATGGTCTGTATGGGACCAAGAAGAAGGTAAGTTCTCTTGCAAGTCTGTACAGAAAACCAAGCTGGCAGGTGACTTTCCTGACACGGCTGGTGGTAACAAGTGTGGACGCCTCTCTAAACAAGAGGAAGAGGCCTTTGGTGCAGATGACCCACGAACTCTTTTGAGCCGCTCTGTGAATTGTAATCAGGTAATCTATGGTATCATCGATTCTCCTGAAGCCACTCTTGCGGACGGTACAGCCGCCCCTATTGAGGGTATGCCATTCGTTGCCTACTTCAAGCGGTCAGGCTTCCGCCCTGTTAGTGACTTCATTCAGAAGACGCTCACAGCTAAAAAGAAGCTGATGCACAACGTGGTGATTGAACTAGGTACAGAGAAGCAGAAGAATGGTGGCGTTATCTACTGGACTCCAACTCTGGCTTTGGTCAAAGAAGTTGAGTTCACCAAGGATGATGAGGCTCTTTACGAACAGTTTAAGGACACTGTAAAAGGCCACAACGAAACTGTATTCAATGAGTACAAGGCATCCCAAAAGGCAACTGCCTCTTCAGATGATGTTGACCTGTCGGCTCGTTTGGCTGGCTAGTCATGCTACCTCTCATTGAAGTACAAAACTTCCTTCAGAGAGCAGGGCGGGGGGAGATAGACTCTTCCCGCCTTGAACCTTTGATAGAACAGTTCGGTGAGGATTGTAAGGCGGCTATGCGTAAACAATTCTCAGACCGTGGTGACTATCGTATCAGGATGTCAGGTGTAGGTCGTCCGCTTTGTCAGCAACAGCTAGAGAAGCAGGGCCACACTCAAGACGTTGCCTACAATGATATCGTGCGGTTCGCAACTGGAGACTTGCTAGAAGCTTTTGCTGTGCTTGTTATGAAAGCGGCAGGGCTAAAGGTAGTTGACGAACAGAAGAAGTGTTCCCTTGAACTTGCTGGGCAAACCGTCAACGGTACACTGGACGTAATCCTTGACATAGACGGAGAGGAAGAGGTCTGGGATATCAAGACTGCCAGCCCATGGTCGTTCGAAAACAAGTTCTCTGGGCGTGGTGGTTATGATGTAATCAAAGAGGATGACCCGTTTGGTTACGTCATGCAAGGTCATCTCTATGGTGAATCTGAAAAGAAACGGTTCGGTGGTTGGATTGTAATTAACAAGTCAACTGGTGAATGGGACTTTGTCGAGGCACCAGAGGAACAGAGCGAAGACCGCAAGGCGTATCTGGAAGATGCGAACAAGCGTGTTAAGGCTATTGCAGAGGACGCGCCGTTTAAGGTGCCGTTTCAGTCTGAACCTGAATACGTTACTATCGACAGGCAAAAAGTGGAGACAGGCAACCGTCTCATGCCCAAAACCTGTTCGTTCTGTTCGTTCAAAGAGATGTGTTGGAAGAACGCTGTCTATGCGCCAAAAGCTACATCCAAAGCTAAGTTTAAACCACATGTATGGTACACTAAGCTGGTCAAGAAAGACGTGGCCTGATGCCTGTAGTCTACACAAGAGAGTACCCCCACGAACTATTCGAACTCAATCCAGAGTTGCGTTGTGTGTTCGTAGAATCACATGAGCGTCGTGGGGGTGGTCGTTCTACTGTACGGGTTCGTCAGTTAGAAATTAGCCTACCTCTTACTTTACGTAATAATTTTTCATCAGACGGTTCTTTGGATTCGCGAACCGAAGCGCGAGACATCCGCCTTATTGAAGAGGAGTTTCAGAATATTGTTCATCATTTACGGCAGGGGGTAACTGTATGTCTACCGACATTAGCGTTGTCCCAAGAACTAGAACAGCTAAAAAAGCAATCACCAAAAGTAGAACAGTATCTATTGAAAAGGCTAGAAGGGGTAAAGGCGGGGTTTCCGTTGCAAGGATTATGAGGGGTACAAAGTACAGGTCACACTTTGAGATTGGGTTAGCCAAGTCTCTTTCTGAAAAAAATATTGCGTTTGAATATGAGAATGCAAAATTTACTTACATACCCAAGCCGCGAACCTACACTCCTGATTTTTATTTACCTGAACAAGACATCTACATAGAAGCCAAAGGTAACCTAGACAAAGGTGACCGTGTTAAGATGCAGTTAATCAAGCAACAGCATCCCGAACTTGACATACGCTTTGTATTCCAACGTGCCCGTAACAAGATATATCGGGGTAGCAAAACCACCTACGCAGACTGGGCGAACCGCTATGGCTTTCCTTGGGCAGAGGGCGGTATACCAGAGGAGTGGTTTAAAGATGACTGATGAACGTGATTATGAAGTAGCCAGCCTTTTACCTGAACGGTGGTACATCATACTTAATAAAGTAGATGATGACAATTTTAGGATGACCGCCTATGATACAACCCGCCCTGCACCAGATAACGAAGACTACATTGATGCAGGGTTCGTAGCACAGCAGGGCATAATCGAATTGTTGGAGAATGATTTCGAAAGATTGTTACAGGCTGGCTTGGCCCGTATACATTTCAACAGTATGAAAGAAGACATACTGGAAGAGTTGGAAGACGAAGGCATAGAGATAGAACCTCGTGACCGAATCACAGGCCGTGACGAAAACGTAGTTAAAGTAGATTTTGGAACAAAGCAATGAAACTAAACGATTATCAAAAACAGGCAATGCAGACTGCAATATTTCCCACCAGAGATGGCTACATCTACACAGCGTTAGGCTTGTCAGGTGAGGCCGGAGAGATAGCAAACAAGGTTAAAAAGTTTGTCAGAGATGGATACACTAAAGAACAATTGCCATACAAGCTAAACGAGGTTCGTGCAGAACTTGGGGATGTTTTGTGGTACGTTGCAGCTATGGCAGAGGTTCTGGAAACAGACCTTGAAACTATAGCTGAAACCAATTTAAAAAAGTTGCAAAGCCGTAAAGAACGTGGCAAGTTGTCTGGTGATGGAGACGACAGATGAGACATGAAGAATACATGAGACAGATGGAGCAGGCTGGGAAAGAAGCCTACGGCAATGTAGATATGGTCAACAGCCCACCGCACTACAATCAAACAGGCATTGAGTGCGTTGATGCAATACAAGCTGCTACTGATGAAGGGTTCGAATATTACCTTCAAGGAAACATACTTAAATATCTTTGGAGATACCGCTATAAGAACGGTTCGGAAGATTTACTAAAAGCAAGATGGTATCTTGACAAACTAATTGAGGTCAGAGGAGACGACGAATGAACAACCACCTACCTACCGTATATCAACAATTCATCCATAAGTCGCGTTATGCTCGTTGGCTAGACGATGAAGGTCGCCGTGAGAATTGGGATGAGACTGTAGACCGCTATGTCGGCTTTATGGAAAACCAGATTCAAGGCAAGTGCAATGTTAAGTTAGATAAGAAAGTAGTCGAACAGATTCGGGATGGTATCCTGAGTTTAGAGGTTATGCCTAGCATGAGAGCCATGATGACTGCAGGGTCAGCATTAGCCCGTGACAATATCTGTGGTTATAATTGTAGCTACATACCTGTCGATAGTCCTCGTGCGTTCGATGAGTGTATGTATATTTTGATGTGTGGTACTGGTGTTGGGTTTAGTGTGGAGAGAGAAAATGTTGATAGACTTCCTGTGGTATCTGACAATTTTGGGGATTCTGACATCGTTATAACCGTAGGCGATAGCAAGCCGGGGTGGGCAAAGGCACTCCGCGAACTGATTGCGTTACTGTACGCAGGTCAAATTCCTACTTGGGATATGTCCAATGTTCGCCCAGCAGGTGAGCGTCTGAAGATTATGGGTGGACGTGCAAGCGGCCCACAACCTCTTGCAGACCTGTTTAACTTTACTGTTGAAACGTTTAAAAAGGCAAAAGGCCGTAGGCTGTTCCCTATCGAATGCCACGACCTTATGTGTAAGATTGGTGAGATTGTAGTTGTGGGCGGGGTTCGCCGCTCTGCTTTGATTAGCTTGTCGAACCTAAACGATGACCAAATGGCACACGCTAAGTCAGGTATGTGGTGGGAAACAGAGCCACAACGTGCGTTGGCGAACAACTCTGTAGCCTATAAGCAGAAGCCTGAGATGGGTACGTTCATGCGAGAATGGCTTGCGCTGTATGACAGTAAGTCTGGTGAGCGTGGCATGTTCAACCGTGAGGCGGCAGACAAACAAGTGGGCCGCAACGGACGCCGTGAGAAGGGTCATATGTGGGGAACTAATCCGTGTTCGGAGATTATTCTTCGTGGCTATCAGTTCTGTAATCTGTCAGAGGTTGTTGTTCGTGAAACAGACTCACTGGATGACTTGAATCGTAAAGTTCGTCTAGCTACAATTCTTGGGACTCTTCAATCTACTTTGACTGACTTCAAATACTTGAGGAAGATATGGAAAGACAACACAGAGGAAGAGCGTTTGTTAGGTGTGTCCTTGACTGGTATCATGGACCATCCCGTTTTATCCAAAAATGTAGACAGCAAGCGTTGGCTAGAAGAAATGCGACAAACCGCAGTGGACACAAACAAGAAGTTTGCGAACATGCTTGGAATCCCGCAGAGCACTGCAATCACCTGTGTAAAGCCGTCGGGTACTGTGTCGCAACTGGTGGACGCAGCAAGCGGGATACATGCAAGACACAACGACCACTTCATCAGAACCGTTCGCGGGGATAATAAAGACCCGCTAACACAGTTTCTGATTAACGAAGGTGTTCACAATGAGCGTGATATGATGAAGCCGGATTCAACAACCGTGTTCAGCTTCCCTATGAAATCACCAAAAGGTGCCGTCACGCGAACTCAGATGACTGCTATTGAACAGCTAGAGTTGTGGAAGACCTACGCGATTCACTGGTGTGAGCACAAGCCATCTATTACTGTGACTGTAAAGGAACATGAGTGGATGGATGTGGGTGCTTGGGTCTATGAGAACTTTGACGTTGCCTCTGGTGTATCGTTCCTTCCGCATAGTGACCACACCTATCAACAGGCTCCTTATCAGGATATCGAACCTGACGAATACCTTGAGTGGGAGCAGATGTACAAACATGTTCACATTGACTGGAACAAGTTGACAGAGTTCGAAAAAGAAGATAATACTAGTGGTTCGCGGGAACTGGCCTGTACGGCTGGCGTCTGTGAAGTTGTAGATTTAAGTGCGGCATAGGGGGTAGGAATGTCCAGCATGGAACCAGCGGTTTGCGACCGCAAGAAGTTTGATTTGGATTTAGCATATGGCAAGGTTCGCGAACAGCGGGTTGCCGACATGTTGACAGACAAGAAGGTAGAAGTGAAGTCAGAACGGGACATGTGGATTCGAACAGGCAACATAGCCATCGAATACGAATCCTATGGCAAGCCCAGCGGCATCGCTGCTACAGAAGCAGACTACTGGTTCCACAACCTTTGTATCGGGGATGAGACTTTTGCAACCCTCGTGTTCGACGTACCGTCATTGAAACGCATCATAGATAATCTAGACTATAAAAAAACCGTGAGCGGTGGTGACCACAACGCTTCACGGATGTACCTTCTGAACATACAGAAGTTGTTTTCATCAGATGTAATCAAGGCGTACAAGAATGAGCAACAAGCGTCCTAAAGCTGAACTGTTCAAATTAACAGCTACACTAAACGACAAAGGAAATGTGGAATTGGATATGGATTCAGTGAACCCTGACCAGTTCGTTTCCGTAATGGAAAAAGACCTGCCAGAATATGAAGGAACCTTCAAGGTGGCAAGTCTTCTTCGTTACTTGAAATCTATGGGAGATGAGATGATAGAGAAGTCTAGTAGGTATATCTAGCTTTTACCGCCGTAGCGCATCTTTGGCATACCCATAGCTGTCTGCATACCGCCTTGCTGTTGACGAGGCTCCATAGGATTCATATCACTCCGCATCTTGTTTTCAGATGTCATAGGGCTGCGAACCATTGAGCCATAAGCATAGCCCTTCTTCTTGGTCTTGCCGCCGTAGGCCATGTAGCCCATATTGTTGCGTACCTTTGTAGGCAGTTTGCCCAAGCCTTTATTGTCCGCTGGGACTGGTTTCAGTTTCTTGTTCATCTTCATCTCCATCAAAAGGGTCTATGTCTAGGTATTTACGAACCACGGCTTCCTGCCCGGTTCGCGTAGCATGAGTTATCATAAATTGAATTAGATAAGTGTCAAACTTTTTCAGGTCTTGTGGGGTCACTAACTCTGGGAACTCTAAAATGTTTCGCATAATACGTCCGGCATCTTTACTGTCTAATGCCATCATCAGGGTTTCTGCTCCCATCTCTTGCATTATACGAACTGCAATTTCAGAGCCTACATACAGAGGGCTAACCATTTCCCTTGCAATATTGTAAGCGCGGCTCAAAGCTTCTGTTGTTGATATTCCTCTGACACCACCGCTTAAAACAAGAGCACGAGCAGACTGTATATGCACGTAGGCTGCAATAGCATTTATGTATTCTATGTGTTCGGGGTCAAATACCTCCAACATGTTCTCTTGAACATCGGGGTTTTTAAGAGTCTCGACTAGGCTAAGTGAATCATGGAATGTCTTACCAGCGTATTCACTACCATCAAGGGCTGTATCTAAAGCATCGTTCGCTCTGTAACCACCACGAGCAAGCAGACCTTGGAATGTCAAAGCTTTAACACCCTCATCAAATGTCTTTTCAGCTTGGGCTTTACTTTTACCTTGCTGTGTCGCAATTGACACAAAGCGATTTTTCAATACGCTGATATCTTCTCCTGTTCCTGCTATGTACTTTTCAAAGAACTTCACACCGTCATCAGAGTTAGAAAGTATCTTTATAGTTTCTAAGGACTGACCTCTCTCCATACTAACAAGGGCTTCGTCAGCCTTTATTCTGGTCATAGTTGTAGAAGCTCGTGTCTGGAAGTCTTTGAACCCTTGTGCTAGTTTAGTGCCCTCTTCTAAACGGTCCAGTTCCAAACGTTCTGTTTTATATAGGCTATCTAAATCTAGAAAGGGCACCGGGACAGTTTCTACTTCACCTTTAGAATTAAATCGTTTAACCAATACTTGGGTATTTTGGTTTACGAATTCTAAGTCAGTAGACCTTTGAAAATTATAAGTTTCTTCAGGCTTAATCTTAGCACCAACACGTGGGCTACGAACCGCCTTTATATAGTCTGAAAACCATCTGTCCTGTAAGGACTCTGTTACAGCTCTGCGAATTAAATTAAAATTCTCTAAGACTGCTTCATCCGTTAAATCAAATATGATGTTTCCATCAACGGGGTCACCAAAAGCTTGTTGAAGTTCTGCAATGGCTCTATTTAAATCATCTGCAACGTCCAGTTTTTTACGGTCATTAAGATTTCTCATAAGACGGTCAACACCATCTGTCACATCTTCAAACAAGTCTGTAGGTTGAAAAGTGCGATAGAAATACGTGGTAGGTGCGTTCAAAGCCAGATTCTTTTTCTCACCACCTACGCGAGATTGCTTTAGTTTGTAAAAGGTGCCCCCCTCACGCATAGTGTCTCCTACGGCGGCTGCGTACTCATCTCTAGCTTTAAGAAGCTCTTGGAACCCTTCCTCGTCTTGGCTTTCAATCAGATTGTCTAACTTCTCAGCAAACTCTTTGAACCTTGACCCCACGGCTGGATTACTGTTTTTTACTTTGTAGCCGTAGTCTCTGAACGCACGTCTCATGGTATCAGCTTCAGTCAACGTTACATTTCCGAATATGTTCATTGCACCTGTGCTGTGGGCCAGCAAAGCAAAGTCCACCTTATTCATGGCTTGCAATTGTTCAGCGGTTGCAATTCCCTTTTCTATTATCTTCGCTTCTAAAAACTCTTTAAATTCAGGGTCAATAGAATCAAAGGCTCTCTGGGCCATATTGTTAAAAGTAAGCTGGGCTTTTCTACCAACGGCTGAAGTAAAAAACAGACCATCCCGTCCAAACATGTACATTATATCGCTCTCTCCAGCAATATTCATCATGTCTTGAACTGCTTCTGCAATGTCAATAGGGGGTCTGTCTGTGGTATTTATATATGTATTAAGACGGGCGTACGCTGCATCTCCACGAGCAGTTAGCTGCTCTAGCCTTCCTAAAGCAAGTTGCTCTAGTAATCTGGACAATCCGTTACGGTGCCGTAATGTGTCTCTTCTTAATGCTTCTATTTCATCTATCTTTTGAGACGTACCTTTTGCCCAAGCTGCATTCGCTTCTTTCAAAGCTTTTTCTTCATCTATGGTTTCATTAAGTACGCCTTGTAAACGAACCTTCATGTCTCGCATACTTGTTATGAATGTTTCATCAACAGGTTCCAGTATGTTAGCAGCACTAGCTGTAATAAAGGTATCCAGATTTTGATTGATGATGCTGAAGTCTCTTTGTATTGCTACTTCCTGCTTATTAACCATATCCTGCATCCCCTGTAACATTCTACGTATAGGGGCTGTTCTATTGATGTCTCCAAACTCAGCTATGTGCTTTGCAAAAGCTTCAAGAGCGATTTTAGTTTGTTCAATTTGGTCCCGCTGCACCATCTTTCCATCAAACAGAGTGTTCAGACCTTCTTTCCTTAGTTGCTTATAGTTTATGCTAGTTGCTGCATTAGCAGCCGCTGTTATACTTATTCCAGCAGCCTGCCCTACAGACATTTGAAATAGTTGGTGTGCCCTCATTCTTGATGCTTCATCAGGAAAGGCCTTTGTACTTAGTATTATGTCTTCTAAGTCAGCCACTCTGCTGATATCTTCTAGGAACCGTTCTTTGTTTTCTGGTGACAGTTTTTGAACCTGTTCAACTGTGCGTCGTAACGCAGCCCGTTCCTTTAAGTTCATCTTTTTACCATTTAACGGTTCGAAAACTAACCTTTCATAGTCGTTGACTGTAGTGTCCCCTAGAGGTATGACTTTGTTAGCGACTCTACCGAACATACTAACACCACTTCCTAAAAAGTCAGGGGTGACTCTAAGAGCTTGGTTTCCTGTAAATCCTAGTAAAGATGTCGCCCCAGAAGCTATTTTTTTACCTGCAAATACACTAAGGTCTTTAGCCCCCATATTCATAGCCAAAAATCCTACAGCCTCTGCCGCACCGGGGTCAATTGACTCTCCTAAAATATCACGAGCGTAGAATTGACCTATGGACACTACTGCAGCATCTCGTGCTCCTGCAATTAGGTAAGGTCTAGTTTTACCTGATACAAACGCACGATTCCTCATACGTATCAAGTTATCTCTTTTTGACAATTCTATTTTGTAATCTGCGGTTTTCTCAAGCCCGTCAAGAGCCATCTGTTCAAGTTTTGAATTGGATTCTTGTATTTTAGCATAGGAAGCCTTTAACTGGTCGCTTACTTTCTCTTGACCAATGCCTATGTCCAGCAGTTTTTCGTTTACTTTAAAGTTTGTATCTCTTCGTTTTAGAACCTGAACCACTTGTGAATATGGTAAATTCTGTAATGTCTTATCGGCGGCTATTAATCTTTTAAGCTTCTTGAGTTCCTTTTCAGCCTTTGCTGCTTTACTGCCCCCGAAGAAACCACCTGTGACAGCGTTCTCTGAAAGCATTACGCCTATTTGTGCTATTTCAGGCATTTCATTAAATGCAAGGTCCATCAACTGATAAGCTGTATCCTCATCGAAGTGTTGTTTTGGAACCAGTTCACCGCCCACCTCTACAAAGGCAATGTCATTGTACTGCTCTTCTGTTATGGTACCGTTTTCAAACCGTTCCTTTGCAATCCTGTTTACTTCATTGTTGAAGTGCATTGCAAGGGTAGGCCCAGACAAAACATTATCAAGCCCTTCTAGGTACTTCTGTCTTTGACGTTCACGCTCTGGACGACGGGCTTCCCATGCATCCATAAAAGGAATGCCCCGCATACTGTAGTCTTCTAAAGCCTCTAGTGCACCATAAGCTTCCACGCCCAACAAAGGTAATCCGGCGACAAAACCTCTACCTTGTTCAGCTAATCTTTCCTGAAGGTTTGCAAAAAAGTCCCCAGTTACATAGTTGTCCACTATTATTTGACGAACATTTCTATCGGGTATTGTCTGTTGTAACATACTGTTCACAGCAATACGGCCTTGAGCATAGGTGGTGGCAAGGTCACGTTCATCAGGGTCAGTCATGTCTTGAGGCAGAACTACACTTGATGCAGCCGGGTCAGTAAACGCGATAGTTGGTTGGTCTTCGCGAACCTCTCCCGGCATACCGTACTGGGCTATCTGGCCTTTTAACAAGACTCGTTCTTGGGCGTTGTTCTTGATTACTCTGGCAGTAGGGCGACCAACATAAGTCTTGTTGCCTAGAGTTACAGTCTCCCCAGCTTCAAGACGTTTCATTACAGATTCGTAAGTCTGAGGTTCAGTAGCCTCTGCCTTACGTTCTAATTCTTCTTGAACTTTAGGTTCTAATTCTTTTGTTTCAGTGCGAATAAATGGTGGTCGTTTTTGTACATCGACTCTTGTTGTTGTGTCCTCAACTCCAGCTTTTGGTTGTGGGGTTACAGGTGCAATAGTAAGACGTGGAATGCCCGAACTTGTAGTAGGCAAATCCTCTATCTTCTGAGTTTCTTGCGCTAACTGCTCATCTGCAGGAACAGCTTGTGTAGCTATTTCGTCCTGTGTTAAAACCACAGGGTCGTTTGTTGTCTGCTCTTCGTCGTTTACTTGAAGTGGTTCAGCCATTACATTACCTGTTCTGATGCTACTGATGGTGCTACTGACGGTTGGTCGCTTCTCTCTTTGACGCCCGTAACTACATTGCCATTTTTATCATAGTAAACACCATCTTTATAGAAGACGGTTTCACCATTAGGTCCAACCATTTCTGGCATAGGAACTGCACCTTGGGGTAATCCGCCTTCAGGATTATCCGGCTGTTCGGATGTTGGCGGTTTTTGTGTAACCCTTCCTGTGCCGTATACCTGACCTTGCAGTTTGCGAATCGACATGGCGGCTTGTACCCGTCTTGCTTGTTGGCGAGTCAAAGGAGATGTCTGTGAAGATATAGTGGCCAACATCTGTTTGTATTCCAAGTCTGCCATAAATTCTTTTTTTACGACTTTCAAAGCAGCCGCAATACTTTGTGGTGTTGACAAATTATAAGAACCCAATCTACGTAACTGTATCTCAAAGTCTTGGTTCGACAAACGACCTGCCGGGTCAACAGCACGGGCCATCTTTGCAGCCAGAGTCAGTCTGATTGCTTCTGCTTCAGATACAGCTTCTAATTTTATACCTGAAGCCTCTGCTGCAGCTTGTATGGAAGCTAAGTCCGCACCCTGAAACAGTTCAGCGTTGTCATTGAATATATTACCTATCAGGTTTGCACCTTGTTTTAGTTGAATTCCAAATGCCTTAAATCCAGCAGCAAAATCTCGTATCCAGCCTGTACCTACCTGCTGGCCTAATTCCGCTTCAAGCTGCTCTAATCTTTCTATATAAGAGACAGCGTCTTCTTGTGCCTTTAACCCCGTATCGAAATCATCTTTTTTCAAGCCTGTAACCATTTCTACAAACTGCATCCCATTCATCTGGGCTACCGCGCCTTGATTATTGTCCCGCTGATAACGATACTTTCGTGTCTTAGAAAACACGCCAGAGGGGGTTCCACTTAAAAGAGACAAAGCCTGTATTTGCTCCATCTTATTATTTTTACCGTATAGAGATTCAAGGTCTGTAAGTAGTCTTGCACTCTTTTCCTTAGTCCATATTTCAGGGCTACGAAGATACGCTCCCCAGCTACCACTCTTTTCAAGCTGCGCTGTTTTATATAGTAAAGCGTTCTGTCTTGCCGCGAACTGTTGGTCTGTCTCGCCTTCTTCGCGAACAATGGAAGGGTCATAGTTATAGCTAAATATCATTTCTTGAGCGTCAGCAAACCCACCAGCAGCAGCCATCTGTTCCCAGATTGACGCCGTTGCCTTGTCTACAGAGATAGCCACGGCTTGTTCTACACCGCCGCCATCTTTGTTTTTTGTGTTCATCCAAAAGGCAGTTTGAGTTTCTGTATCTAAATCTTGAATATAGGTTGCAGCCTGATTAATGGCATCTTGCTCCACACTCTGGAAACCTAGTTCATCAAACAGACGTGCAGCATTGCTGTAGTCCGAACCAAGGTCGATGAACTGCATACCGACAGCTTCTACACCCTGCTTCTTTTGACGCAGTATGTTGCCCATACGAATTTCGTATTCGTTCTTTAACACATCTGCACGGAGAGCATCTGCCGCATCTTTGTTGCCTTTAAAGTAGTTAAGAGCAGCGTTGTAGTTTTTTTCATTAGCTAATTGATTTTGCCAACTGTCCCAGAATATCTGTGACCTTTCATAATTGCTGGTTCCCGAACCGTATTTCATTTCAGAAAGAAGGTTCAGCTTAAAGGCATTTGGTCCACTACCGTAGCGTTTTGTCGTAGCAACATCTGCTGTTTGACTTACCAAACTAGCTAATCTAGCCATATTTCTTTGGTCGTCCGGTAACCCTAGAAATGCAGCACCTTCCGGCCCTGTCAACTTGTCATTTTTAATAAGGTCAAAAACGGTTTCACCCAACTTATCATCAGCTTCTTTTTTAGCCTTTTGGCTTTCTCTTTTGGCTTCCGCCTCTGCTCTCATAATCTCAGTGTGTCCGTTTATGACACCTCTGGCAAATGCAAAAATTGACATCTATTTACCCTCTTCTTTAGCACTGAGGAAGCCGCGTTCTGGTTCTGGTTCGCGGGGTGTGTTACCCGCCCTAAAGGCAGCATTAGCCTGTTCTCGTATCATGTTGAACATGCGAGGATTATTTTGCTGCATCATACGTAGGAATGTCTCATCATCCATAGTACCTTCAGTTTCGGCGTCGTCGTTTTCGAACAGACGGTACGGTATGTTTTCTTCTTCTGCCATGTCGGCAATAACTAAGCCTAGTGAAGGTTTCATAAGCATACCTACGTCCGGGGTAAACATACCATCTTGAAATCCTTGAAACACAATACCTTCAACTATGACTTCTATGGACACCCCAACCATAAGCAGTTTGAACAACTCCTCTTTATTACGAGGCTTCATAATCTTCTTTATAGAGTCCTCTAATGCAGCGTCTGGGTCTGCATACTTAGGAGGCTGTCCCCAAGGCCACTGAGCGTTGTCCAGCGTAAGGGAATATCCCGGAGGTGCTGCAGAGAATCTATCACCAACTGTTTTTCTTGTAGGGGGCTGTGCCATTTAGCTGACCTCTTTAGTTGTTGTAGTTTTGCGAACCGCTGCAGGAGCCGCAGGGGTAACACGAGGCATACTAGTTGACCCTAATCCTATAGTTCTACGGCCTTGACGTGTAGTCATGTTTGCGTCCACAATACGTTGAAGCTGGGGACTTATGTTTGTTCGCTGAGACATACGACGCATTGCAGACTGAACCTGTGCGTTGTTTAAACCTACTGGGTTTCTAACTGCTGAAGGTGTTACTTGACTAGGTTGCATTCTTCCTCTGACTATGTCGGGTCTTTGCATTTTAGGGTTAGTAAAAGTAGGCTTATCTTGAGATTTTAGATACATACCCGCCCCTGTTTTTATCAGGCTTCCCAAATCCCCACTTAAAAAGCTGCTGCCATAATCAACTACACTGCCGATAAAGCTACTCCCAGACATACCTTGAGTGTACTGAAGTTCGTCGGGAAGGTCTAAGATGTCAGAATCACCAAAAAGGTTAGAACCAAAATCCACGGCATCTTCTACAAAATTTGTTATACCCTTTAAGAAATCCACTACTGTCTCCCTAAGAAGCTGCCCAAGTTACTAGCCAGTTGCCGATACCTTCAAGAACGGCATCTTTCTGTTCTGTCTTGTACATGTCTTTACTGTTCGCATACTGCATAGCAACCATGCCAATGTCATGTTGGCGATTCAGTGCGTTTTCGCTCTTTTGAAAATTCCAAGCTGCGTTGTCGCGATAAGACTGCCAAAGACTGTTCAGAGCATTCTGGGTCATACCATAAGCATTCTGTACATTAATCCGGTTCGTTTCGTTCTGGATTGCCGTGTTCGCGGTGTTGATTTCTCTGCGCCACACGACGTTTGATTGGTCAACCGCAAACTTCATATTCGCATTGAACCTGTCCCGTGCATCAGTTAGAGATGCGTTGAACTGCTGCATGGCGTTCTCTTCAGATACATTGAACTGTTCCATAGCAGCCAAGCGGTTCGCGTTCGCTGTGTCAACCTGTGCACCCAGTTCCGCAAAGAACTCCTCAACTTGCAGTTCGTTCTTGGCATTGAACTGTTGACGGGCATTGTCTTCAGCAGCATCTTTGAACAGCCCTTGGACCAAGCTTTGATAGGTGAGAGTGTCGCTTTTTTGCTGGTTGTCAAGGTTCTTTAAGTCAACGGACAGGAACGACTGAGCGTTGGTAACGGCAGCTTGCATACGTGCGTTGAGGTTCGCCTTGTCCATTGCCGCGAACGTCGCAGCATTTGCAAGGGCAGTTTGCTGCTGGTTGTTCAGGTTCTGTAGCTGAATGGCTGCATACTTGTTCGCGTCTTGCTGGGCAATCTGTACGCCAGACTCCATGAGGGCCTGTGTCATTGCAGCCGACGCCATCGAACTGGAACCCAAACCACGGGCTTGCATAACGGCACTCACTTTGCGAACCGCTGGGGCAGCCCACGCTGGCATTGGTCCGCCTGACTGCAGAGATGCCATAAGCTGACCTAGTTGGTATTGGGTTGTGGCTTGCGGGTCAAGTTGCTGGGTAGCAGCGGTAGCTATAGCACCTGCCGATGGTCCAGCTTGAACACCTGTCATATCGACATAAGGTCCGGTAGGAGTTAGCTGTGCAGCTTGGGCTGGACCTAACTGCTGCAGGTCTGTGGTTACATCTGCGATACCTGCGACTTGGCCTACCCCGGCACCGGGAGCCGTTGGGGCTGTGGTAGTGATACCAGCAGTGGGGGCTTGGGCTGTAGTAACAGTAGGAGCAGCACCCAGAGTTACACCAGCGGTTGTTGCTATTTCACCGGGCTGTTCTTGAATAAGGGTGGGGGTTACTTGAGGCGGTTGGGTTTGACCCAATGCCTGTTGTTCCATTTCTTGTTCAATGTTGATTGCCATACCCTAGTCCCTTTGTAACGCTCTGTCGAGTTTATCTTCGACACGGTGCAACGCTTCCATAACTCGTGTCATATCTTCACGTAGTTCGTTTTTGGTAGCGTAGTCTTCGCGTGTTCTGTTCAGTAATATATCTATGCGCTTCACTTCAGCCATTAGTGACCTAAACATCCAAAACGCTGGTGCAATTACCAGCGTCAAGATAATATTCCAGAACATCATGCTTGAGAGTTCCATTAGGCAGATATCTCTGTTGCACTAATAAACGAAACACCTCTTTCGTATTCATTGCTATCACTATCAGTAACAGTCCTGTTAACATATAATGTGTTTGCATAAAGAGAACTCATTGCTAATTGATATGTGATTTGTGACGTAGTGTTGTGAGTGCTATCAAAATAGACAGTAGCACCGCTATCAGGAGTACCACCAGCATCTGACGTATGATATCCAGAGCTAGGAAAACTTATACCAACACGTCTGCTACCAGCCGCCGCCGTCGATAACTTTGTACTATCTCTTAAAAAGAAAAACGTGGTATTTGCCATCCAGTTAACTGCGCCATATTCGCAAAATAAAAACGACTCTAGTTTGATTATAGAGTTAGTGGCTGTAGGGGTAATGTTTACTGAAAGATTAGTGATTGCAGTATCTGTATTTGCTGAAATAGACTGAGTGTTTGTACTATCGTATTGAGTGTATTGAACTTGCAATACCTTACCAGTGCCACCACTTCCGATAAATGCCGCTAGTTCTGCTGCTTTACTCATGCTAGGTCTCCTTGACATGCAAAGCTGGAATTAGGATAGTCATATAGAGCAGCCGCTGTAGGTGTTACATAACCAGTTGATGTACGCAATGAAGAAGCTAAAATAACTGCTTCTTCACTAGGTTTGCAATATTCTATAGCATTTGTTGAAGCTGCACTATTACCGCAAGAACCTGCAACAGTATATTGTTTTGCTGCACCAAACGATGACGTAAATGCGTGTGAAAAATCACCCGTGCCATTGTCCGTCAATGTGCTTATATTTAGACTTGCTATCGTTGCCGCAACGTCTGGTTCAAACACATTAAATGCTTTTGCACTACCATTTGCAACAAAGCTAGTAGCAATGCTATTATTACCGCTGGCATCCTTTAAGGTATTAACTCTAAGTTCGCTTGCCATTATGCTAACTCCCCGTAGGTTGAGATACACGCCGCACCAGCATCAGTTAGAGTGTTGCTAGAATTTCTGTTAGATGTTCTAAATGTGGAACTAGTTCTATGACTATGACTTACGGTTCTAGTGCTTGAATTTCCACTAGCGCCGCTTTCTTCTCCAGAACATTCTCCGTAACCATAGGTTGCATTAGACATATTTGTGGTAAAATTATATGTAAATGAACCTGTTGCATTATCTGTTAAAGAAGCGGTGTTGAGTGAATCTGCTACTGCTGGTGTAATATTATTAGACTGAGCATACATTTTCACTATACCAATTAAGAGGTTCATAGTTGCAGATGTACCAACAGTAACAGTAATATCGTTAGCCGTTGTGTTACCTCTCAGGTCATCTACTTTAAGAATACTAGCCATTACGCAAGGTCTCCGTGAAAATTAACAGAAACATCTGAAGCGTCTGATGCACTTCCATTTCCGTAAATTCTTATATTAACTGTGCTTGTGGTATAGGTTAATACCCTAAAAGCACCACGATTACTTGATGTATGATTACTTGAACCAGCGCAAGCATAAGAAACAGAGGACATGTTGTTGGTCAGGTTCGGGTTATAATCTCCGGTGCCGTTATCTGTGAGGCTTGAAAAGTTAAAGTTAGCATCTAAACTGGGTGTACTACCATCAAAATGTGCCCATGCCTTCGCAGCATGTTGCTTAGTTAACGCAACAGGACCAGTGCCAGCCTTGTCAGCAATAGTATCTACATTTAATACGCTGGTCATACGATACTCCAATAGCCATTAACAGTGACTGTGGCGTTCTGTGTAATCGGACCAGCCGACACGCCATTCTCATCGCTGTCAATCGTGATGTCAGCAGAGATGGTCTGCCCATTCAAGCGGATGATGCTGTTGTTACCCTTGAATGGATAGCGTGTGTCACTTTCTGTTTTAGTGTAGCTACTTGCTACAGCAAAGGTGTCGTACACCACCATCTCAACAATGTCATTCAGGCTGGCGGCTGTGACTAACACAACGCTTGTGCCTGTTGTGGCTGCATAGTCAGTACCCGGCTTTAGAAGCACACCATTCTGATACACATCCATGTACAGGCTATCTGTATAGCTTAATGTTTTTGCATCTGCATCGCTGCCACTGAATGTCGTTTGACTAGCTGTGGCTTGATATACGAAGCGGTTGCGAACACCAAACTCTGGGGATTTTCCTATGTAGGGCATCGTTATTCCTTAGGGTTTTGTAGGCCAGACCACATCGTCTAGGTTGCTATAGGTGTCGGTAATGTCACGCAAAGCCTGACGGTAAGCTGCCTGTGCATCTGTCATAGTAATGTCAGAGCCAGCCCACCAATCAGTTTCAGCCAGCTTTTTGTTTCTTTTATCTCTAAGCTGATTCATTGGAATTTGAGCATCAAACTCTGCTACCTTTGCGGCGATATCTTCTGCTGATGGCTGGTCAATGTCATCAGAAAGCCATTCAATAATTACATTATCTCTTGCTGACCAGATAGCATTTGGGGCTAAATCGTTCATAGCTTTTGTAAAACTGCTCACGGCTCAATCTCCATAATGGTCATACTATTTACAATGTTTGCGCCATATTTTGCGTTTTCCATGTACGTCATCGAACCAAGACTTTCAAAAGTTCCAGCATTTACTCCACCACGGACACTGTAGGTTGCGGCAGAGGTGCTTGCTGGTGAGTGCTTAATTGAAAAGTTGTTTACTATCCAGTTAGTTGATGAACTACCGTAGGTCGCATTTTGATAACCTACGCCAATTAAAGTTGTGCCTTTGAAAACAGGCAATGCTATTCTATCTCCTACATTTGCATTTTCATTTGCAAAAATAGTAAAAAATAAATGCAAGTCAGCAGTTGCACTAATTGGCGTAAATGACAGCGATAAAATTTCTACACCTTCTGAAGAAGTAGGGTCTGTGTCGTCATAAGGTATTGTTGACGAACTTGATATAGTAGAACTGCTTTCAGTTCTTTTAACTTGCAATACCTTACCACCTACACCTGTGCCAAGACCGCCTGATAATATTGTAGTTAAAGGCATCTATTTATCCTTATGCGTAAGGGCTGTCACCCAGCAAATCAGTGTCCCAAGCTGCTTTCAGTGCAGAAATGCTTGATGCATTTGTAATTGCAGATGCGGCTGGGGCATTACGAAGGTTAGTCTTCTTGGTTACTGATGCTGCTTTAGCGTCTGCGTCATCAGCTTCAAGAGCCTTCATATACACGACATCCTCTGCCTCTAGCAGTGGTGCGCGAACTTCACGGATTTTGTCCTTGAAGATAACTTTAGCAGCGTCCAAGTCTTCTGAAATGACGTTGCCACTTAATGACCATGCACCACGAAAGTGACGGTCAGAAGGAACGGTTGCGGTTGAAGCATCAATCTGATTCCCGTCCTTGTCTACGATGTATGTTGTTGGTGCCATTAATTTTCTCCTTATGCAGCCAATTCAGTGACGCTCAGTTCTTCAGTAATCTTCCAAGCATTGCGCCACTCACGTGTACCCGGAAGCTGTTCTTTACGGCAGATAACCAGTTTAGGTTTGTTGCCCTCGTTCCAATTGCGCCATACATGCTGTGGGCAATCTTTCATAATTAAGTATTCTATTGCCTGTTCTTCTGTCATAGCTTCGACAGGCTTTGTGTTGTGAAGCAAGTAACCACGAGTGTGCTTCTTAAAGTCAGGTTGTGCTTCATCTTTAGCTAGTTCCCAATAGACCCACACAGGTGGTAAGATGCCACCTTGTAGGGCTGCTGCCATCCAGTTTGGGTCAGGCACAAGTATCTTTGCACATTCATCTATGTTGTCTTCGTAGACTACACGATAGTCTGACTGATAACCTTCTAAGTTTTCTTTTGCCCAGCACAGACGGTCAAACAGGTGTGTGCCTTGAAACTCTGGTGTCTGCATTATGCTAATTCTCCTTGAACCATTATACCATTCTCTGTCTTATCGCCTTTAGTTAGGCTGTTAGACTGATGTGTATTTATAGTAACGGTAGTTGTGGTAAACGGTCCTTCTGGAGTGGCAATTTGCATGTAAGTTGTTGTTGCTCTGCTAAATGTTGCCACCGCATAATTTGCAAGTGATAATGCGTTTGTCCAGTTAGCGGTGTGGTCTCCTGTCGCGTTATCGGTAAGGGATGCTGTGTTCAGACTATCATTTATTGTTTCTCCAGCATCCATACTCACCCACGCCTTAGCACTACCCTCAACAACATATTTCGTATCTACAGAGCCGGAAGTGCTGTGTTCTAGGGTATCTGCTTTGATTTTTCCTAGTGCCATTACGCTAAGTCTCCCTGATAATTCCACCCTGAACTAGAACCGTATGAATAATTGGGGTCTGTAGCAGACCCAGCGGTGGTCAACCCATAGTATCTAACAGAAGATGTTGTGTGTGAGTTTCCACTAGATTCATAATACGAAAAGTACGCTCCGTAAGTAGATGTACCTGCACTTACAATATTATTGCTTCCAAAATTATTAGTGAAATTAGTAGAAAAATCTGCAGTAGTGTGGTCAGTTGCTGAACTGCAATTTAACGAGTCACCAATAGTCCAACTTACATCCGTGTAAGTAACCCACGCCTTCGCCAATCCCTGCTGCAAGTTAGTCGTTGTGCTATTACCTTCACCTGTTACAAGGATAGACCCAGCGGTGCTTACGCCAGTGAGCTTGTCTGTTTTTATCTCACTCATGCTAAGTCTCCAAAATACACTATGCCCTGAGAACCAGCATCAACGTAACTACCTTCCCAAACACCGTGATGACAAGCAGTAGTTGTTCGGGTTTCATCTAAGTTATTATGCAAATTACTACCTAAGTATTGCCTATAGTCGCTAGAATCAGTTGTGTATGCACTTGCACCAGCAGGAACATAACGTGCTGTTGAAAAAGCAGATGTCATGTTTACCCCGCACTTTCCAGTAGCATCATCATCAAGACTGCTTACATTAAAACTTTCGTTAATCGTAGAGTTGTCACCAGTTTTTTCTATTCTTGCTTTTGACGCACTCTGTTTAGTCAGCGTAGCTGCACCGCCGCCTGTGCTTTGTATGGTATCTGCTTTTAATGTACTCATAGCGTCACCAACGTCCCGCCAGATTCGACTGTAAGAGTTACACCAGAAGCCACAGTAAACGGACCAGTTACGTTGGCGTTCTCTGTGGCTAGGATAGTAGTGTCTGTGTTGAGTGTCTGATTGTTTGTGCGGAAGATACCGCCAGCCTTAAAATTGCCTCTGTTTTCTGCGGCAGGTGAAATAGACCCAGCAGACGTACCCATGTACATAACAAAGATATTACCAGTGCCGCTAGAAGGTGCTTCACTAAATGTTAAAGCTGTTCCATTCGGTACAGTGTAAGAGTCAGTTGGCTCTTGGACCACGCCATCTACAGATACGATAAGGTCTTCTGCACGAGAAGTTTGGTTAAGGGTAAACACTGTTGTTGACCCATCACCATTAAACTCCTGTTTTGCTGGACGTGACTGAAAACTGGCGTTAGGTAAGTTGCCTAAAAAGGGCATTAGGTTATCTCCATAATACTCAAGGTAGAATCAGCACTATTGGCAGTGTCCGAAACTACACTAATTGTATGGGTAGTTTCCATCACGATTTTGTTACCTGCCATATATTCAAATGCACCACCTGCAGGTATTGGTATATTTTTAGCCAAGAACACAGTAGATGCTGCACTTAGCTTTATATCTACTGTGATTTGGCTTGACGTAGTATTAGCAATGGTCAGGCCAATAACCACAGTCGTTGTAGACGCAGGAACGGTATAAATATTCATCGCTGCATTAGCTGCAGTGCTAGACCCATCAAACGTCTTTACTTTGAAGGTATTAGCCATAACCCACTCCTTACGCTACATCATCTAGCAATGCTGCCACTACACAAGTTACTGTGCTTGCAGAAGATATTGCATGGATGTCTGCAACGGTTGTGTTAGGAAGATTTGCATACCAAGAATGCCCAGCAGCAATTTTAATTGCGTCTGTTGCACTTGTTGATGCAGTTCCTGCGTCTAAAACAATGTACACATCGTTGCTTGAATCTGTGTTTTTGATAAACAAAAAGTTGACTTTATCACCAGTTGCAATAGCTGTAGGTGCTGTATCGTCATCTACGGCTGTGTAGTCAATAAAGTTACCAGCCATCAAGTCTGTGCTAGAGTTTGATACGCTAGTCAGCTTGTAATACCACTTGTCATTCGCATCTGCGGGTGTTATTGTCATGCTGCCAGATATAGTTTTGGCAATTTCATCAGGCAATACCGTTGCCTGTACGGTTACTGAGGCATCGTCCGCCATTTGTTAGTCTCCTTGCTTTAAAGTATATTATACATTGTTTATTCGGGTTTGTCAACTATCCTAGTGCTATAGCTAATGCAGTTGCACCAGCATCTGCGTCTGCTTGCGTAATTCCTGATGATGGTAAGTTAGTTAATTGTGAACCATCTACGGCTGGTAGTCTTGCGGAACCGTCAAGCACTACGACATTACTTGCAGATGTACCTGTATCTGCAACTGCTGCCGTTCCTAATCCAAGAGATGTTCGAACAGTTGCGCCTGTCTCAAGGACAAAGTTAGAACCATCGCCTACGATAAATCCACCGTCTGTGGTTGCTAATCCTGCTACGTCCTGTAATTGTGCATCAAGTCGTGCATTTGCAATCGTGCCAGATAGCTGGGCAGCATCGATAGTCTTGTTAGTCAGAGTCTGTGTAGCTGTTGTACCCACAATCTCCTGATTACCCCCTGCAGGTAACGTAAGTGTATTTGTTACACCAGCAGAGTGAGGCTGTGGTTGAACAGTTTGTGCGTGGGCGTTGCTAGATTCACAGTAGAATTTAACTTGAGAACGTGTGCCTGTGCCCGTACGAATATCCACAAGACCATCAGATATAGACACACCGCCTGTTGAACCGTCACCATCAAGATTTACAACACCAGTCCCGTTAGGTAAGATGTCAATATTACCGTTAGATGTAGATACAATGTCGTTACCGTTTACATCAAGGTCACCGCCAAGCTGTGGGGTTGTATCAGAAACAACATCACTAATACCGCCGCTAACACCCGCTACAAGATTACCAACGGTCATTTTGCGTAATGCCGTTGCATCGTTATCATACACTAAAACTAAGTCGTTGGTTGCGTCTACAGATGTTTCTGCAGTTTGGCCTGTGATGACGTTAGCGTTAACCATTGCAGTTTCAACAGCATTGTTTGCAATAGTCACTGCACCTGCACTACTGATAGTTACATCCCCGGATACTGCAACAGGGTTAAAGTTACTTCCATCAGCAACCATGATGTGACCAGAGGTGTTCGTACCCATAGTCAAATCATCGCCGGATATTGTTAGGTCACCTGCAATAGTTACATCTGCACCACTCATAGTGATGGCAGTTGTAGGAGTGCTACCGCTTTGAATAACTAGTTCGCCGGATGAGTTGTTTAGATTACCAAATGTTGTTCCGCCATCCTTTAATGTGATGTCACCGCCATCTGCATCCAGAACAATATCAGTTGTAGCATCAAGGGTGATAGCTGCACCTGAATCAATCTCAGCAATGATTGGAGTTGTGAGAGTTTTGTTGGTTAAAGTTTGCGAACCTGTCAGGGTCGTTACAGTGCTGTCAATAGCAAACGTAACAGCGTTGCCAGAACCGCTGGTATCAATACCTGTGCCACCAGTAAATGTAAGTGTTTCACTATCAAGGTCTATACTGAGTGCACCACCTGTATCTGCTTGGAAATCCAAGTCTTCAGCAGTAAGCTGAGTATCAACGTATGCTTTGATAGATTGCTGAGTAGCAAGGGCTGTGGCACTGTCGGAAGACATGTTGTCTTCATCAAGAATGTCAGTGATTGTTGTGGTGGGCAAAGCCAGTCCGTCAACGTTAGCCGTGCCATCCAAATGCAAATCTTTAAACTGTTTACTAGACGAACCCAAGTCTATATCGTTGTTCGTTGTCGGTTCGATTACACCGTCTTTTACAACAAACTGTTCAGTAGATACTCCTGACACATCAATGTTGAACTCAACTTGATTGTTACCATCATCTACTACGACCTTATTGAGAGGTGTGGCAATGCCGGGGTCACCAATCAAGCCAATGACCGGACCCTCTGCCGCCGTGCCATCATGCTTGTGACCTGTTGTGTTGTTAAACGCCGCTAAAACTTGATTGAATTCGTCATTGGAATGTGCGGCGGTGATAACGTCGCCATCTGTAAATGTCGATTGACGGGTATATCCTGCCATATTTTATCTCCTTCCACCCGGTGTAAATTCCAGTTGGTATCCTTTAATTGAAATGGGGTCGGCTCCGTCTGCGTCATCTAAACGAACCGAAACTGTAAACCCGCTACCCTCTATACTCTGTCTAACAATTGGTTCACCTGATGAACCGTATACGGCTGTGCCATATGTATTTGTTCCGTAAATAGCAGATGAGCCACCTATAGTAAGAGGATAAGCTGCAGGTTGGGGTATGCTTGTAGAACCAAAATCATATCTAATACGGAAGTCTGAATCCACTGGGCCTTCGTTGTTATAGTTCCAGATAATTCTTTGCATCATCTTCCTGACGCCGACATCTCCCATAGTATATGCAGGGGACTCATACAAAGCTGATATGTTTGTACTGTTGAATGTTTTACCAGTTTCTTGCTTGTATACGTACCCGTCATATCCACCATGAATGACAGTTTCAACGCCGCTAATAAATCCAGATGCACAACATGCAGCTTTTATACCTACAATGTCCGCATATTCCCAGCCTACTCCGCCATCCACTCCTGCTTTAATTACGCCAATAATTCCTGCAGCGGCAGCTTCTGCCTGAGAGTCCCCCGGAAAAAACAAACGGTATTGACTTTTGCTTCTGATTACAAGGGATGATATTCTGTCAGTTGTAACATTGTCTAGGCGAGGCTGTATCTGTTTGGATATGGTGCCAAGTTCCACGTCCCCGATTCTTTCAGTACCAGCAATTGTTCGCAAACCGTCAGGGGCAAGGTACACGATATCACCAGATATCTCCTGTATGCTAAAACCGTCTACACAGCCAATCTTTCTGGTAACAGGGACTACTGCAAAATCAGATAGGCTTGAACCTGTTATTTTGAATATAGAATCTTCACAAAAAACGAACAAGTTTTCACGGAAGACTTTGATACCTACAATAACACCGTCTACCTTTATCGAACCCGCACCGTCTGCTGCACTGAAATTATCTTCATCAAACGGTACACTAAATATAAGTTCTTGAGGACTTGCAGACATGCCAGCGTAGAATGCGTGGCTTCTAAATATCTCTACAAACTTTGGGTCTGCAGGTCTGCCAGATGCACTTACGTCAGTTACTGTTGTGTTGTTGAACACTGACGCAAGATTGGCACCATCAACCATAATCATTTTGTCGGTGCCATCAAAGTTAAAATTTACAAAGTTGTATCGTCCTGCACTGGTTCGCCCAGTGTCGATGCTAGTGTAACCACTGCCTGTGCTTTTAAACACAGAGGTTCCTTTTGCAGCAATGACTTGGTCTTTGTAAATGTGTACACCTAGAACCGTGCCTGATGAACCGCCTATTTGGTTTGTATCAAACTCATCAAACCCGTTGATACGGCGATACCCACCGTTAATATCAGGCTCAAAATTTTTTAGCTGCACTGCAGAACCCGGTGGCTGTGAAAAAGTATCTTTGTCCAGAACCAATCCACCACCTAAACGAACTACGAATGGACTGAGTAGCGAGGTATCTGGCATTATACGGCCCTCATGTAATCCTTACGGTTGATAAGTTCGACACGCATACGATTCAAACCTTGTTCGTAATCTCGTAGCGCAAGCTGAGAGAACTGAGTATCAGAGCGTAGCATATGTGTGTAGTAACGTGCACGGTTCACTATAACATCATGGAATCGTTCTGGTATAGCAGGCGTATCTGTTGCTGCAACCATATCAGAATGAGTTGCATAATAGTAATATCTTACAGTGTATGTAGCAACATCAGGTACAGGTGACAATCCTATCTTTTCGTCCGGTGTAAAATAGACGTAACGAGGTAGTCCTTCGCTGTCTCCGTTAGGATTAGTGTCTACCTCGTTGTAATGCTCTATGTATTCGTTGAACGATAAGTAACTTAAACTTTTTTCGGCTGTTGTTGCAGATTCTTGAACGGTAAATGTATCGAAATCTATGGTCTTTACGGCTGCGGGGGGTGTGTACTCCGCTGTACTTGCTGTAGTTGTAAAAGAGGTAGACACAATTGTAAAAGGCCACTCAACCTCAGAATTGATAATATCTCTTTGTGACTTATTTATAAAGTCTTTTACAGAAGTCTGTATGCCTCTACTAGAAGCAAGAGTCGTAAGTTCAACTTCGTTTACTTCACGTAGAACGGCATTTATAAGTTCAAGAAATGTCATCAGTTGCCTTCACTATAACGTAGCGGTTTTTACCAACCTGTTTTAAATCTTTACTTTTCAACACAGCAGGTGGGGATGTGCGTCTCAGGTGTTGAGGTTTTAAGAGTTGGGATTTAATAAGTCTAATACTGCCCTGTGCTTTTTCCAAAACCAATCACCTATCTTTGTAAAAGGTCTACCTGCGTATAGAAGTCCCAAGCCAAAATACTTAATCAAACAACGTTTGATAACTGTTATCTTCGTGTGCTTCCAAGGCTTCAAGCTTACCTTGCGCTGAATCCCAACTTTCAAGAGCCTTATCAATTTCTGCAAGCAAGTCGGGATGCTCCCCAATCGCTGCTGGATTGTTGAAGTAATTAACGATAGTGTATTCTGCACTTTTTTTCTCAGCTTCATACCTGTGCCTCAATGCGTCTATAGCAAGTTTTTTCATAATAGTCCCCTTCGAACTTATTATAGACTAAAAATTTAATTTAGTCAAGTTATTTTGGAAGTAGGATAATGAATGCAAAGAATAAACCTATTGCTACTGCTACAACTAAGCTAACCAAAGCGGATTGTTTCAAACCTTCCATGAACTCATCATGTTCGCGTTGGGCTTGAATTCTGGCTTGACGCTCTGCTTCTTTTGCTTCTTTTATGCGACGTGCACGTTCGTCAACTATAGATTGCCAAGTACCGGGACCAAAGCGTAGGTCCACCATTGTACGCATTTCGTTTAGGCTTTCTTGTGCAAGCCGTGCATCTATCACTTCTTGTGCAACTGACTTGATACCGAACTGGTCACCCAAGCTAACACCAGATTTACGTGCCCGTTGTTCCTGTACTTGCTTTTCACCAGTTAGCAGGTTATCAATATGCCCTGCAATTTCACCAACATCTTTGGCTGTTCCAATTGCAGATTTAATACCGTCTACGGCACTCTTCACCAGTGCGATACCCGCAAGGGTTTCTGCAATCATCTTTGTTCCTCGTTGGTCGGTTGATAATCATCGTTTACGCTGCCAGTGCAGGATTACTAGCATCCACTTGCATCCATTTCGACCATTCTGCATAATAATGGCGCATACCTACTTCATCGTGGATTGTACTGTTTTCGTGTCGTCCGTGTAAAATGTTTCGTGGTTCGGTGCCTTCTCGCATTGTTGTGCCTTGACCTGCAACACCAATTAGGTCTTCATGTAGGTTCCGACCAAACGGTCCCCATATAGAGTTGTGATGTTTGATACGAGTCTGTCTTTCTTCTTCTGTGTCCCTACGCAAACCGTAGCCCCGAAACTCAATAAGAACTTTGTTTGGTCCTAGTGGTGTTACACTGTCACTACGATAGGCACTGCCACGTAGATTAAAGTTGTAGCCGGGAAACAAGTCTACCATATACCATTGGTTAGGCGGAAGGTTAGGGAAACTAAGTTCTCCTCTGTCTTCAAAACCATCGTACTCTTCGTAGTTAACTGTAAAGCTACTGACGTTGACATGTCCGTTATCGAATGGAATATTTTTTCTAGCAAAGTACTCATCATTAAATCCTGACACACGATTAAAGTAATGCATAAAGTCGTGGTAAAACTCTGAGTTAGTATCGTGCCACAACTTGTAATTAGTATCTATGATAGCTTTGTGATAGTGAAATACCTCTAGTTCTTCTGTGTCGATTGCATCTGCAATACAGTCAAATGCACCACACGTCCATTCTTCTACACTCTGTGTTGGATTGGGGTCTAGTGTCACCCAGACCATACCCCCATGTTTTACTTCACAATGTAGGGGTTTTTCTGTTGTTGCCCAACCATCATAGGTAATAGTTCCAGCAGGTGTACGATAGTCAATATCATTAGTATTATAATAAGCCTTAACATTCTTACCGTCTATGTTAATTGCAATAACTCTTTTGCCAGCAATTTGTGTGGTCCTGTAGTCACCTTTGTTCCGCATTTCGCTGATGTGACACATAGGCACCCAAACTTTGGAAAATATGTTTTCTTGTTCTTGTTCATATAAACTACGGTCAGAATATATCAAAGAGTTTACATACTCTATTTTAGGTTTCTTTATCCAGTCTTTATGATTACGTGGGGGCATGGGCTACTCTACAAACTCCAATATATTACCGTCTTTTATTTTGACTTTTAACTCTTTACAAGACCACTTTTGGTCAAAGTTATTGGTTGGACCTACATTGCGCTTTATCTTACGCCGTACTGATAGGCACTCAGATAAAGACTGATATGGCGTATACTCTACCTTCTCTCCACCCATCACTAACAATAATACAAAAGTAAGTTCAACCACCGTTTCTTAACTTCTCTATATTCTCTTCTAGGTTTGTAATACGCTTTTCGTAAAACTCTAGCGTTAGCTTTTGCTGTTGGTCGTATGGTGCTTTGCCGCCCTCAATATCTGTTTGCAATTTTTCTAGTTCACTAGCTAGATGTTCAATCAGCATAAACTGCTCACTGTCGGCTGGCAAGCTACCCATCTCACCACGAGGCCACTTTATACGGAACTCTGTGTTCTGTTCCAAGTCGGCCTTCATCATGGTGATATTAGTTTCTAGTTGATTTAGCCTTTCTATAATACCGAAGTATGCCCATGTTGCCACAGATGCGGCAGCAACCATACTTATAATATTACGTAGAGGTAATGCAACCTCTGTATTCTCATTGAGTTTCGTTGGCATCGGCTTCTACACAAAAACATTTATCATTTGGTTTCTCAAAGCCGTGTTCGGTAAGAGCCATGTGGCAGGATGATATGACATTATGCATTGAAACAACTTTGGCATCCATCTCCCATACTGATGGTTCAGCAGTAAGGATGATGCAGAACATGGCTACTTTCAAAATTCACCTGCTTTCATCGCATCTGAAAGTATAACAGCCCGTCTACCTACCTGCCGTGCCCAACGCGAATCCATCATCTCTATACTTGCAATATCGAACCTATGTTCTTCTATAGCAGCCCACATCTTTTTAAATTTACACAAGCGGGGGACTCCCATATTAAACGCCATGTCCATGAGTATGAGTTGGCGAACCGCATCCAAATCCTCTACGCACGGATGAACTTTACACAGTTCGTTTTCTACAATCCTAATGTCGTTCATGGCGAGGTATCTTGCATCAGCTTCTGTTATACCATGTTCGTATACCACATCTATATTGGGTATGTCCATATAGTCTAGTTCTTCTTTAGTAATACCTCTGTCTTTTAAGTTACGACCAATACCAATTGTATCGATACCAAGTGTGTCCTGATAGACTTCAAGGACCATACCTTCGTGTTCAATAAGCTTATCTAAAAAATGCGAGGTGTTGTACTTCATATTTCCATAGCCCCTATGATTCCGCACTTGTATTCGACAGATGCCCAAGAATTATCTTTTGGAATATCTTCGTATATTTCTTTGTATCGCAAGCATTCGTTTTCTTTGTCGAACCACTGCACAGTCTGATTGAAACATTGACCACCGGATGTACAAACAGTCAAAACCAATGACCAGATGATTACGTTCATTTCTGTTCGTGTCCCATCCAAACAGCAAAGGCACCTGTCATAGCACCAACTACAGTAGATACAAAGGCTGTTTGCTGTGTGGTGGCTGCTGGTCCCAAGTCCATGAACCACTGCACGACTTGATAAGCCATGATAGTCATAGCCAGCATCATTGCTCTAGGCAATATCTTCCAAGCTAGGATTTTTTCCATAGTGTAGGTCATCTATTTCTTTCCAAAGAACTTCGTTGCCGCTCGTGTTCCAAAGCTTGCAGCAACAATCGTGCCCAAGCTGTACTGGTACCATTGAGGCATTTGCTCCAATTGTTGAAATCCACGAGATACAATGTCTTCCATTCCCGGTATAAAAGCTAAAATTAAGGGTATGCTGAACAAAATTACAAGCCATTCGTCTTTCCACGAGGATGCTGAAGCATCAGCCATCTTCAAATCCCAGTCTATTTCACCTGTGGCTTTTTTCTGCATTACGACAGCCTCTGCCTCTGCTTTGGCTACCCGTGTCTTTGCTTGGGCTTTCTTCTCTTCGACCTTGCCGTTCAACCAAGTTCCGGCTAAGTCTGCAATTGGTCCGACCAGTAGGTTTAGCATTTCCAACGCTTCCTTGCTTGTCTCAAGCGGCTGTTAGGATTCTTGGCTGCTTTCGGAAACTTCTTCATTTGTCCGGCAGACCGTGCACAGAAAGACTTACGACGCTTGGCATCTTTGCTTCCCGGCTTTACCTTGCCTGTCACAGCAGTCTTGAGTTTGCTTCCGGGGTTCTTGCGACGATACGCTGCTACCCCAGCCTTAGTCATACCCGCACCAGACTTCGTAGGACGGAAGTTCTTCTTGTTACGGGCTGGCATGTTGTCACGCTTTCTTGGTGCCACTTTTCTTCCTTTTTCTACCTGATGCAGTAACAGACCACTTTACTTTAGCTGGTCCTGT